ATGACACAGCATTTGGGATTGCCGGTCGCTGGGTACCGCAGCCAGTCAGACGAGAAGGTTGCCAAGGTCAATCAGATGAAAGTCAAAGAGGAAGAGGTTCTGCGGCTTCTCGACGGTCTGGCCGATGATCCGACTGTCGATCCTCGTTGGTTGTCCATCGGTCGAACCGAGCTTGAGAAGGGCTTCATGGCCGTGAACCGCTCCGTGTTTAAGCCTGGCCGCGTTCGCCTCGAAGGAGATCCTGACTAAGGCTCCCAACCCGTCACGCCCCCCCTATGCCAGAGAGGAAGAAATGGCATCTGAAAACCCGCAAAACACTTCACCGCAGACAGCGCGTCCAGACAGCGAAAAGCTGATCGATGACATCGGCATTCTCGCAAGTAAATCTCGGTCCGTTGAAGCTGCCCTGAGAGAATTGACGAACGTCGTTCTTCGGTACCAGGGAACAAGCCCCGAGCACTTACGCGCAGCCGCTGCTGCATTCGATCGAGGCTTCGTCTCGCTGAACCAGTCGATCTTCGCGTTGACCGGCCCGCTTGCCACGGCACGAGAGGCCGAAAGGTCGAAGCCGGTTCCAAAAGCGGTCGATGTTCCCAAGCCTGAAGAGCCTGTCAGCGAGGAGCCAGCGCTCACCGAGCCGCCTCCAGAAGAACCGGACGAGGCTGAAGAAGCTCAGCTGACGGTGATCCAAAAACCCAAGAGGCGTCGCGGGTTCAGGTGATCCACCACTAGCGCTTAGGAGTTTGAGATGGCGGTATCGACACGGGTTGAGAACCACGAGGTGATGATCAGTGTCGGCCGGTCCATCCGCGTGATGGTGTCGCCGAAGTTCCGCAAGGAGCTGCATCGCGGCGTCATCGACACCGGGCGAAAGACCAAGACCCGGGTCCAGAAAGCTGTCTATCTGCAGATGGGCCTGAAAAGTGGCCGGTATCAGAAGAGCGTCGTTGCTCACACCAGAGGCGTCCCACGCGAAGCGAGCCTTTCTTACGAGATCTTCTCGGTTCGTCGTGGTGCTCCAATCGAAGAGTACAAGGGACTTCGATCGGTCAAGTCTGGTGGAGATGCCTTCAAGCGGATGAACGCCAGCCGATCAGCGCTTGAAACTGGCACGGTCAGATCTGGCGTCTGGAATGTTCCCCGCGTCTTCAAGCGGTCGTTTGAGACCAACGGCAAGTTCAAGGCCTTTCGTCCAGCGAGCGCTGGTACGAGCAGCACTGCGCCTCGGGCATTGTGGACGTTCGGTCGGAAAGTTGGTCAGCCGCGTGACGGCAGCGGGCGCTTCATGAGCACCGGCAAGCGGTACGGCAAGATCCGTTCGCTCTACGGTCCCGCGCTGAGAGATGAAATCCCTCAGGGCGACTCCCTTCAGACATTTCAGACTTACGCCCCCCGTGAGCTTGAGATCCAGGTGACCAAACGCCTGGAAAAAATCATGAGGTACTGAATGAAGAAGCCGCCCCCGAAGGCGATCCGGCAAAACTCCTTAGACCCGGTGCTCCTCACGGCCAAAGGAATGCACACGTTCCTGGGTCTGAAATCTGTGTGGTTCCATAAGCTGGTGAAAGACGGAGTTCTGCCGAAGGTGGCCACCGGTGCCTATGACCCGATGGAAGTCACTCAGGCCTACATCGCGCACGTCAAAGACGGCGCTACCCGCCAAGCCGCTTCGTCCAGTTTGGATGACCTACGCGAGCTGAAAGCCCGCGAGATCCAGCTCAACATGGCGAAGAAGGACCGCGAATTGATCTCAATGGATGAGGCATTGGCTGTGATCGAGGAGATCACCGGTCAGTTCGCATCATATTTGTCCGGGCTGCCGGCCGAGATCACGGGAGTTGTTCGAGAGAGGCAGCGGATAGATGCAATCATTGATGAGGGCAAGCAGCGCCTCTTCGATCGTTTCGAAGAAACGGCATCTGCTTTTGCGTCGAGTGGCAAAGCTTCTGAAGCCGAGGCCAAGGACGACGCCGATTGAATGGGCTCGGAACAACCGAACCTATCCAGCAAGTTCCGGACGACCAGGTCCGAGAAATCCCCACCTAACCCCCTACATGTCGCCTTTCGTTCTTGCGGTCCATGGCCGCACACATAAGCGCGTCGTGATGGTGGTCTCCGCGCAGAGCGGAAAGACTGAAAGCTTTATGGATCTGATGGGTGAGCGCCTGGACACGTCTCCGGTGCCAATCATCTACGTGGGTCCGAGCAAGCAGTTCCTTCAGGAGCAGTTCGAGCCAAGGCTCGAGGACCTGATGACTTCAACCTGCCTTCGTGACCGGCTGGCCCCCGACAGCAAGATGACGAAGACCCGAAAATTCATCAACGGCGTTCCGGTTCGTCTTGCCCATGGAGGGTCCTCCACGGCGATGAAATCGGATCCGTTCGGCCTCGCACTGACAGATGAGGTCGACGAGATGGTTTCGAACCTTCGTGGTCAGGGTAACCCGGTCGGGTTGATCGATGCCCGCGGCGACACCTATGCGGACTTCGTCCACGCCGTGACTTCGACGCCGAGCGAGGGGGCAACGGAAGTGGAGATCGACGAAGAGTCGGGGCTTGAGTTCTGGGCCGACGCGGATCCGGAAGAGATCAAGTCAACCGTCTGGCGGCTTTGGCTGTCAGGCACCAGGTACCATTGGGCATGGCCGTGCCCGCATTGCGAGGAATACTTCATTCCCCGCTTCACCTGTTTGGCATGGGACAAACCCGTGTCGAGCACTGGCCGGGAGCTACCGTCGACCGCCGCGCTTGCGAAGCGGACCGCCCACCTTGTCTGTCCTCGATGCGGGGGCGTCATAGAGGAAGGCGAGGACGGTGCGACGAAAACTTGGATGAACGAGCGTGGCGTCTACGTTGCTCCCGGCCAGCATGTTGGAACCGACGGTGTCGTCGGTGGATTGCCACCTGAAAGCTGGACGCTGTCCTATTGGGTCTCGGGTCTGGCCTCTCCGTTCGTGTCTTGGGGCGATCGAGCCGCAAGGTACGTCGAAGCCGTTCGATCAGGTGATCCAGGTGCCGTTCAATCGGTGAAGAACCAGGGCTTTGGAGAGCTGTGGTCACCGGCAGGCGGCGAGGCGCCCGAATGGACAGAAGTCCAGAAGTGCGCGCTCAAGACCTACAGCATGGGCGAAGTGCCGGACGGCGCTAGGGTTCTGACGTTGGCGTGTGACGTTCAGAGAGACCGGCTCATCTACAGCATTCGAGGCTGGGGGGCAGGAGCAACCTCTTGGCTCGTTGAGGCAGAAGAAATCTTCGGTCCAACCGAAGACATGGAGGTCTGGGATACGCTTGGCGAAATCCTGACCGACACTTACGACGGCATTCCAATCCGTCTCGGCCTCATCGACTCTGGTTTTCGTCCTGGCAAGAAGGACCTCGTGCCTGAGCACCGGGTCTATGCCTTCGCACGGCGCTTCAAAAACATCGCCCGCGCAACAAAGGGTTCCTCGTCTGCGATGAGGAAGCCGATCATGACCAGCAACATCGACATCAACATCGATGGCAAGGTCATCAAACGCGGTTTGGAACTGGTCCGTCTCGACACGGACTATTTCAAGTCATGGGTACTGCAGAAGGTTCGTTGGGATCGGGAAGCAAGCGGTGCTTGGTTTCTGCCTAGCGATGTCGGCGAAGATTACTGCCGGCAGATCGTTTCTGAAAGTCGCATCCGGGCACCGGGCGGCAAGACGAAATGGGTGCGCGTTCACAAGGACAACCACTTCCTCGATGTGGAAGCCATGCAGGCCGCCGCTGCGGCGATGCTCAACCTCTCCAAACTCCGCGACGGTCCTCCGAAGCGGCGCCAGGCGACGTCGAGCGCGCCACCAAGTCCACAAAAACCAGAACCAGATCCTCCGACGCAGCAGCCAAAGGCTAGGCGACCGGGCGGTCATTGGTCGGGATCAGGGAGTATCTGGTGATGTCCACCATCGACGACGGGCTCACTGTTGAAGAGAAGCGGGCCCTTCTCAGAGAACTGAAGGAAGCAATCTTCTCGGGTGCGCTGAAGATCCGGTTCCGTGAAAGGGAGGTCACCTACCGCAGCCTGGAAGAGATGCGGAAAATCGTGAAGGACATCGAAGGCGAGCTTGGTGGGAAACCGAAGCGCAAGCACGTCATCCTCACAACCTTCTCAAGGGGGCGCTGATGGCGAGCAAAGTTGGCGCTCTACTGAAGCGCCTTTTCACATTGGGATCCGGACAGAGCCCTAGCGAGTTCGAGCAGCCCAAAAAGCGCGGCTACGAAGGTGCGGCACAGGGGCGGAATGGTGCCCACTGGTACACCGGGAACTCGACCTCGGACGCTGAGATTGCGAGGTCGGGTACCGTGCTTCGGTCGCGGTCTCGGGATCTCGATCGCAACAACCCCTTGGCCCGAAAGATCATCAACACCCATGCCAGCTATTTTGTAGGCCCTGGCATTGTCCCTCGGGCCAAGACTGGCGACGACAAGTTGAACGAGTCGATCAACGACCTGTTTGACGAATGGTCGAAGGTTTGTGAAGTGCAAGGCCGATACGACTTCTACGGCCTGTCGCTTCTGTCCGCTCGGATGATGGTGATGGACGGTGAAGCTTTCGTTCGCCGTCGCTGGCGCAGAGCCAGTGACCAACTTCCGGTTCCTCTTCAGCTTGAAATTCTCGACTCCGAGTTTTGCGATTGGAACAAGAACGGCGAGGCGGGCAAAAACATCATCGTCAACGGCGTCGAGTACGACAAAATTGGTCGTCGCCGTGGGTACTGGCTGTTCAATCAGAACCCGCTTTCCACGTTGCTTAGACTGAAGAGCGGCCTGACATCGTCGTTCGTTCCGGCGAATGAAGTGGTTCATCTCTTTGAACCCCTGACCAACCAGTCCCGTGGCGCCCCTTGGCTTGCTCCGGTCATGACCGAGCTTCGGGACGTTCGCGATTACGAAGTGTCGGAAAACATCCGAAAGAAAACCGAGGCCTGCCTCGTTGGCGTCGTCATTCCTGGTGATGAGGAAGACGATCCGAACGTGGGGCTCGAAGAAGACAGGGACGGTCACGAGCCACCGCTCAGGGACGTGTACGGAAACGCACTCGAACGAATGGAGCCTGGCATGTTCGCTGTCGCCTATGGCGGCAAGGACATCCGCTTCAACACCCCGGCAGCATCAGCCGGCATTGAGGCGTATCTCCGCACCCGGTACCGGACGATCGCTGCCGGTGGCCGTCTGCCGTACGAGCTTATGACCGGTGACTTCAGCCAGGCCAATTTCGCTTCCGGCAAGCTGGGCCTTCAGGACTACAAGCGGTTCGTTGAAACCGTGCAGTGGCAAATCCTGATCTTCCAATCTCTTCAGCGGCAGTGGGACTGGTTCGTTGAAGCTGCCAAGGTCGCTGGCCGTATCCCAATGAACGTCAAGGTTGGCGTTGAATGGCAAGCGCCTGAGTTCGAGAGCATCGACAGGTTGGATGAAGCGAAGGCAGACCTCGCAGACATCCGCATGGGCAAGCGCTCGCCTCAGGAAATCATCGCGAAGACCGGCCGGAACCCGTCGACTGTCCTTTCGGAGATCGATGAATGGTTCTCGAAAGTCGACAAAACCAAGAGCGGCATGATCTTCGACAGCGATCCGCGAAAGGTCTCGTCGGTCGGTCAGGCTCACCAGACCCAAAACCCGCCAGGAGACAACGATAATGCCTGACGCAGTCGCGGCAGAAAAGATGAGGGTGCCGAAGCTTTTCGGCACCGTTGAAATTCGCTCCGACACCGTGAACGAAAGTGATCGGACTGTCGAAGTGATCTGGTCCACCGGTGCCGCTGTGAAGCGCTACTCGTGGGACGAAGGCTACTACATGGAAGAACTTTCCATGGAGCCCTCGGCAATCCGTTTGGACCGGTTTGCGGCCGGCATGTCACTGCTCGACTCACATGACGTCTGGTCGATGAAGTCGCGCCTTGGCACGGTCGTCCCCGGAACTGTCCGGATTGAAGGCGGTGTTGCCTACGCAGTGGTGAAGTTCTCTCGCAATGAAGCGGGTGAAGCCATCTTTCGGGATCTCCTCGACGGTCATTCTATTCAGATCTCCGTCGGCTATCGGATCCACTCCTACGAAAAGACTGAAAGCTCTGAAGGTAGCCTGCCCGTTTTTCGGGCGATCGATTGGGAACCTATGGAGCTTTCGGTCGTCTTGGTACCTGCGGATGCGGGCGCTCACTCTCGTTCTTCCAAGGACGAGGAAACCTTTGTGTGTGCTGTGACGACACAGCGCCAATCAACTGCCGAAAATGATCCGGCAACTACTTTGGAGAACCCCATGAACAAGCGCGAAGCAGCGAAGAAGTATAAGGGCGATCAGCTGGACGCTCTTGCCATTGGTGCGGGCATCACCCGTAACGCTGACGAGAGCGACGACGCCCTGCGTGCACGTCTTCTCGCCGCCTATGACGCCGAAGACCGTGCTGCGTCTGACGCGGAAGCCGCTGCTCAGGCAGCTGCCGAGCAGGAAGCGGCCCGTACCGCTGCAGCAGGTACCCAGACCCGTTCCGATGCTCCCCAGGGGCAGACCGGACAGGTCAGCCAGGCTCCGACTTTGTCTGAAGGCGATGCACAGCGTATCGCTCAGGATGCTGTCCGTGCCGACCGTACCCGTCAGAATGAAATTCTGAATGCGGCTCGTACTGCCGGTGTGAACGCAGACGAAGGTTTCGTCCGGACGGCTCTCGAGAATGGCTCGAGCCTGGAACAGTTCCGCAGTGCTCTGCTCGACCACCTTGTCGATCACCAGCAGCGGACCGGCAGCTTCCCGGTTGTCGAAACCCGTGGCATGCGTGACTCACAGGAGACCACGCGGTCTCAGGTCGCGAACGCCATTCTTCACCGTCACAATGTCGTGGCGGACCTCATGGAAGGTGCGAACGAATGGCGCGGTATGTCTGCCATGGACATTGCCCGCGAACTGATCCGCATGAATGGCGGCGACACTCGCGGCTCCGCTCAGGAAATCGTTCAGCGCGCTCTTCACTCGACGAGCGACTTCCCGATCATCCTTGGCGACATCACCCGTCAGACCTTGATGGCTGGCTATGACGAGTACGCCAACACTTTTGAAGCGATCGCCCACCGGAACATCGTTACCGATTTCCGTGAAGTGACTGCGCTGGAAATGGGCAGTGCGCCTGATCTGGAAAAAGTGAACGAGCATGGCGAGTTCAAGCGGGGCACCGTGAAGGAAAGCTCTGAAGGCTTCAGGATCGAGTCCTACGGCAAGATCCTTGGCCTGACCCGCCGTATGATCATCAACGATCAGCTCGGCGCGTTCACTCGTCTGATCAAGGATTGGGGCGGTAAGATCGGCAAGCTTGAAGGTGATATCGTCTGGGGTGTCGTCATCAAGAATGCGAAGCTCAAGGACGGTACCGCTCTGTTCCATGGCAGCCGTGGCAACCTTGCATCTCCTGGCACCGCTCTTGACCAGGCCAACCTCGAGAAAGGTGTCCTGGCCTTCCGTCAGCTGAAGAACCTGGATGGCGAGCAGATCAAGCTCTCGCCGAACTTCCTCTACACGGGCACCGCGTTGTCCATTGAAGCCGAGCGGCAGACCGGTGCGGTGTTCACGCCGAACACTGCAGCGGCAACGATTGCCAACACCACCCGTGCACTGACGCCGGTCTACGAGCCCCGTCTCGATGACATCAACACCAAGGCGTTCTTCCTGTTCGCTGGCAACCAGCAGACCAACGGGCGCGGCTTGCAGTACGCCTACCTCGCCGGTCATGAGCAGCCGCGCTACGAAGAGCGCATCGGCTTCGACGTCGATGGCATCGAGTACAAGATCGCTCACGACTTCGGTGCCGGCCTGACCGACTTCCGGTTCGGCTACAAGAACCCGGGCGTCTAATCGCTCGACGCAACCAATAAAGCGCCGGTGCATCACGTCACCGGCGTTTCCGTTTCAACTTCATTGGAGAAACCAATGCGCAATTTCATTCAGCCTGGAAAAGTCCTGACGCTGGTCGCAGGCGCGTCGGGCGTTACGAGCGGCGACATCGTTGTTAAAGGCAAGCTCGTCGGTGTGGCCGCGACCTCCGCAGTCGAAGACGAGGAGTACGAAGTCGCTATCGGTGGCGTCTACGAGTCCGGAAAGGTCGTTGCCGAGGCATGGGCAGTCGGTGATGAGATCTTCGTCACCGCTGGCGGTTTGCTGACCAGCGACGGCACCGGCAATACCAAGGTTGGCATCGCTGCCGCCGTCGCCGAGAACCCTTCCGGAACTGGTCGCGTTCGGTTCAACGACAGCTTCTAAGCTGCCCCACCAACCCACGGCGGCTTAGGCCGCCGCCCACTCTAGGAGGGTGGCATGAAAGATTACACGGTATTGCACCGGACCTTCATCAAGGGTCGGCACCGGAACCAGGGCGAGTTCATTCGCATGTCGGCTGACGACGCCAAGGAACGCAAAGACGCGGGCCTCATTGCCGAGGGGCAGCTCACCGAAAAAGAAATCGAGGCTGCTCTGAAGAAGCAGGGAACGACTCGGACCTCCTCGACGAAGGCGGGAACCGACAACAAGTAAGGCTGACCAATGGCTATCTTCGACAGGCTGGACAGGATGGTCAGCAGAAGTGTCGACCGGGTGAACGCTATTCCTTTCACGCTGGTCCCCATGGTGTCTTCACCGAACGGGAGACCGACGGTTGACACCTCTCGCACCACCATCACTGGCAAGGGCATCCTTGACTACATCTCTGTCGAGAGCGGCGTTCAGCTGGGTGTTCGCAGATCGTATCGAGAGGCCAACGATCTGCGGGCACTTCAAACTGGTCGCGACCCTCAGCTCTCCGTTGACCGGGTGTATTTCCCGATCGGCGTTGAAGAACCGAAGCAAGGCGACATAGTCAAATTTCCAGAACGGCCGGAACTGCCAGAGTTCGATGTGATGAGTTCACAGCGCGACGGCATGTCCCGCGTCGTTCTTGAGCTTGTTCATAGGGGGCCGCAGGGATGAGCATGTACCGATCTATCGCTCGCATGGCGGCGGTATCTGCGATCAACAATTTCTACACCGCGCCATGGCCGACCCTGGCCGGGGGCAATATCTTCGACAGCAAGATCGAGCCTGTCGAGGATATGAAGCTCGACCGGGTGTTTCCTTGCTGCGTGATCTACACCGATTACGACAAGGACCATTGGTCGAAGGGGCAGGTTGTGCACCGGGACAGGTTCCTGAATATCACGATTGAACTTCTGGTCATCATGGCCACGAAGATGGACGGGGCCGGCGAACCGGAAAGCTACACGGTCGAATGCCCGGTCACTGATAGCGAGATTGAACTTTCGCTCGATTACCTCGAGGCGCAGGTTTTCCGCGCCCTGTCCGACGGCAACGAGGCTTCGGATGCATTCAACTTCCTTTGCCCGTCCTATGAAAATGTCATCAGCCGCCGCGGCGCTTCCGTGGAAGGCGGAAACAGGTTGGCAGCTCGTCAGATCACGCTTGAGATGAAAGCGCCTCGTGAGAACCAGTCGGGCGTTATCCCGCCAGTGCTCGAGACGTTCCTGGCGAGGCTTGAGAACGGCGGCGACTATGCCGACCGGGTGCCCGAAATCCGCGAGTTCATGAGGCTCGGCGCTTCAGATGACGACGCAACTCGTCTGATGAGAACTTTTGGTTGGAGCCGAGAAGTTGGCGAAAGCTTAGGCAAGCCGCTGAACTCGGTCACGATGAGCACTCCGATCACCTACAACTTCTCGGGGCTGAACGGATGAGCTTTGAACAGACGCTCCGGATCCTTGTCGATCGGCTGACATTCCTCGAGCAAGTCGTCGAACGCCAGGGCAGCCGGATGAACAACATGATCCGCGAAGCCAAGGTCATTGAGGTCGATGTAGAGACCGGTACCGCACGAGTGGATGCGCATGGCGTCGAGACAGACCTGGTGCCGTGGCTTCAATACGCGGGCTCAATTGTCGATTGGGATCCTCTGTCGGTTGGGCAGCGCGTGATGTTTTTCTCTCCCAACGGAGACCCTGCAAAGGGCTTCATCCTGCCAGGGGGGTACACGGACGAGGCGCCGCAGCCCCACCAGGAAGGCGAGATGTCTTCGCGAACGATCGGCGGGACCAAGCTTGAGACCCGAGCCGACAGCCACTCCCTCGAAACAGAAACGTACCGCATCAAGGCGAACGTCGAGATCGAGGGAAACGTCATCATCAAAGGCAACGTCGATTTCTCCGACGGCTACGTGAAACACAACGGCACGGTGATCGATGACACCCACAGGCACGGAGGCATCGTCAAAGGCGGCGATGTCACCGAAACACCAGTCTAAGGAGGCGAGTTTGAAAACCTACTATGCAGTGCAGGAAGGGGTCATCGACGGCACTTACCGCCTCGCTGGTGAACCGGTGGGCGAATATTCTGCCAAGCAGGCCAAATACCTTGAGATGGCAAACCTCATCTCCTCGGAGCCTCCGAAGGCTGAGCGCACAGCACGGCCGAAGAAGCGTCGCTCTCGGTCCACCTCCCAGGTGAAGGCTGACTGATGGCGCGGGTCGGTTTCGACGCAAACACCGGTGGTCTCCTCTTTGGGTGGGACCATTGCAAGCAAAGCATCCGAAAAATTCTCTCGACAGAATTTGGATCAAGGGTGCAGCGCCGCAAGTTCGGAAGCGAACTGCCGAGACTGATCGACATTCCTCAGACTTCCGAAAACGTCATCCGGATCTACGTCGCGATAGCTCAGGCACTTGAGCCGCGAATCGTAGAAGGCCGCCAGTACGGCGAGCCTGGTTTCGTTCTCCTTAGAGCGAACGTGAACGCGGCTACCCCCGGGGAGCTGCAGTTCAATCTCAGCGGCGTCTACTTCGAAAATGGTCACCTGGGCGACTTCAGCCGCCCGGTCGAAAAATCTGTTTCATTCATGGCGTCCGATCTTTCCGACGCCTAGTGCGGGGAAGACATGACGAGCGCGACATCCGTAATTGATCTGGCCTCTCTGCCGGCGCCGAAGGTTGTTCAGGAACTCAGCTTTGAAACGATCTTCAACGAGCTGACCACTTCATTCCTGACTTACTGGAACGCGAAGCGGGCGGAGGATCCTACATTGCCAGAGATCACAACGGCCGGACTTGAAAGCGAACCCTTCAACGCCCTGTTTCAGGCATTCTCGTACAGAGAAATGCTCTTGCGCGGCCGGATAAACGAAGCGGCTCGAGCCAATCTCTTGGCTTTCTCAGACGGCTCCGACCTCGACCACCTTGTAGCTTGGCTTGATGTCACGCGCATGGATGGCGAGAGCGATGAACGACTGAAAGAACGGTACCAGCTCGCATCGTTTGGGCGTTCGGCTGGCGGCCCTCGGGAGAGGTACATTGCGGTCGCAATGGGTGCCAGCCTGGACGTCCGCGATGTCGCAGTGTGGAGAGAGGGCAGGGACCCCACGGTCAACGTTGCTGTCCTGTCGGCCATTGGGAACGGCGATGCCACCGCAGGTCTGTTGGCCACCGTGAAGAGCGCCCTCGAGCAAGATCATGTGCGCGTTGTCAGCGACAACTTCAACGTGGTCTCGGCAGTCCGGAAAACCGTTGACGTGAAGGTCTCGATCCGGATCTCGGACCAAGCACTCGAGACGGTCGCGGACAAAGTTTCTCTCAACATCCGCAACACATGGGTAGGGCAGGACCTCCTTGGCCTGGATCTCACCCAAGCGTTCCTTGTGAAAGCTTCGCTGCTCACCGGCGTGACAGATGCAGACGTCGTACTCCCCGCGAACGACGTGGAGGCGACGGACAACGAAGCTATTGCGATTGGAACCGTAACGGTTGAAATCAGGGGACGCGGCAGATGACGCATATCCAACCTCAGAGCGCAACGACTTTTGAAATTGCCATTGACGAGTCTGTTGCGCCAGAGGCCCGGGTAGCGTCATCGATCCCCGAAATCAGAAGGCTCAAACTTGTCACGCGGCCATCGGGCCTGTTGCCGTTTCTCATCTACGAGTACGGCCTCGAGCCGCTAAGCAGGTATCTGCCAAACCTTTACGACCTGATTGATCAGGGCCGGCAGTGGGAGCGGTACCGCGGCACACACAAGGCGATCCATGACGGTCTCGGCTTCATTGGCTACACGGCACAGATCATAAACCCGCCAGCCAGACGGCTCGCTTGGGCGGACTTCCAGCTGCATCTCGGGAGGCTGCGGGATAATGAGGGTGACCTCGTCAACATTGACGGCATCGTCACTCTCTCGAGCCCGGTCCGGTCGAAGCTGCGCAGGGTCTTTTTCGGCCACGACTTTCCAGCAGCTGAAGGCGGCTACACCACACATGGCAATTGCATTTGGGGTGATGACAGCGGCGTCCGGATCGCTGGGTCGGATGTGAAATGGTCCTTCGGTCGGACCCACGACGTTAGCGCCGCATTCACTGAAAGCGAGCTGACGGCCCTCGGGATTTGGATCGAACCCGTTGCCTCGAACTATTGGGCTCTGAACGACACGATTTGGGCGGATGACGAGTTCCTGTGGGCGGATCCTGCCGAACAGTCGCGTAGATCCACCATTGCTGATGCATTCCTACCGTTTCCGGTTTGGATGCGCTTCGACGACGCAGTCGGAGACACGATCGGTTTCAGGTTGGCTCGATCGCTGCCGATCGCGGCGAAAGCGTCGGGACCAATCGTGATCAACGGCGCCCGCTACGCGATCAATCGGGTTAGCCCGACCCACATCTACGCCTACGCGCACACTGGTTTCGGGGACGGCAACGGCTCCGTCGCAGCGTCAGTGGCGCTTGTTGCAAACGGCACCGTCTCCGAAGCGCCGGGACGCCTATGGCGAACCGACGTTGCAGGCGGTGTCGAAATTGCTCCCACGCCCCTTCCTATCGAGTTCGGTCAAACCGTCCGCGACAAGGTCCAAATGCTCTTGGAGTTAGCATAATGTTTGATCATGTTTCCGGCTTCCCGGGCGCAAAGGACCGCGGCCCGACAGCTCTCGACAGAGCAGGGCTGGTCTTCATCGGGGGGCGCTATCTGCAGCCATCCGAGTTCAATGAACTGCAGACTCTCCTTCGCCATCAGATTGCGGCCGTCGGCGGCATGGTTGCCGCTGAGGGTGACCGGCAGAGCGGTGGCGATGCCGTTGTGGAAGTGGATGATCCCGATACAACGGCGACCGTCCGCCTGGCCGAAGGAACGGTCTACGTTGGCGGTCTTTTGCTGCCAGTCCCCGCGAAGGACATCCCCAACGTTCCGACGTCGGGTGATATCGCAATCGGTGTGTTCCTCGAGCGCACTTTTATCGACCACGAGGATGACGCCACTCTCCTCGGCATAGATGAGGGGACTGCCTCTTACAACGAGCCTGGTGCTGGACGTGAAATCCAGAAACTTACCTGGGGTCTTTCTACAGACACCATCACGGGCCGCTTCGTCCAAGTGTACCTGATGCGCAATGGAACGATCCTCAACCAGGATCCCCCTCCCGCGCTCACCGGCGTGCTGCGCCAACTGTCGTCCTACGACTTCGACAGTAACGGTCACTACATCGTCGAAGGTTGTCGGGTTGTGGCGCTGGGCAAGCTCGGTGCGGATCAGGTGTTCTCCGTAAGCGCTGGAACAGCCAACATCAGCGGCTGGAAGCGCATCCGTGAGGCCGCCATTCGCCTGCCGGTACCGGAAGAGCCGGATCTGGAAACGATTGACGCCGAGCCGCACACCTATGTCGATAGCGGTGACGGTACTGCGATCGTCAGCGTCAATCGTGCGCCTATCGCGTCCGTAACGAGCGCGATCGTGACGAAGGAAATCACGGAAAGCGTGGTGCGCGGTGCAACCCCTGGCGGGTCTGATGTTCTTGGCCAGTCCTCAATTGTTGAAATCCTCGAGGTCACTCAGGGAGGAACGACTTTTGATCCTGGCGCATACGGCCTGTCCGGAGATAGCATCTCTTGGGCCAACGCTGGTGACGAGCCCGCGCAGGCCTCGACTTACTCGGTGCGCTATCTGTATTTCGATGCGGTGACACCGATCGAGGTCACCCCAACAACTGTCAAGGTTGGTGGCGGGGTGGCGGGCAGAACGCTCACCTTGTCATATACCTCGAAGCTGCCCCGGATCGATCTTATTGGTTTGGAGCAGAGCGGCGGCGCGGTCTACGTCAAAGGCATTTCGGCGAGACGAGGAGCCCTCCCGGCGAAACCGCCATCTGGCATCCTCAAGCTGGCAGAAGTTCGAAACGACTGGATCAATCTTCCGGTGGTCACGAACAACGGAACTCGCAACTACACGTATGACCAGCAGCTGCGTCTTTTCAGCTTGCTGGAAAAGGTGGTGCGGCAGTTCGATCGGTCTGAACAGCAACGCGATGTCCAATCGAGAGCTGCCGTTTCGCGAGAGGGGATCTTCACTGACCTCTTCGTCAGCTCGTTCTACCGGGACGAGGGCGAGCCGCAGACCGCTGCCATCAACCGTGGCGTTCTGCAGCTTGCCGTTGACCAGGTTGGTATTCGGCGGTCAAGCGTCAGCGCGATGTTGGACTACGTTGAGGAGGTGATCTTGTCACAGCCTCTCTCGTCCAGGCCGATGAAGATCAACCCGTACGCCAACGCGACCACTATGCCGGCAGAGCTGGTCCTCGAGCCTCCGACCGACTTCTGGACGGAGAACGTGACCAACTTCATCGACGGCATCACCACCGAACTGACGGCGGCCCCAGGGACACCTCCTGGGACGACCACGTTCACTCAGGAGGTGTCGGAAGAGGTCACCGAGGCGAAAGTCCTCAGAGAAATTGACATCGAGTTCTCAATCGACGGCTTTGCTGCCAATGAGACGCTCGAGTCAATGACCTTCGACGGGGTGGACATCCTTCCGGATCCTGCCCCGGTGGCGGACCTCGATGGGAAAATCTCTGGGACTTTCACCATTCCTGCCCTGGTTCCGACAGGGGCGCGTTTGGTGCGGGCTGATGGTCTGGCCGGGTCGTTCGCGGAAGCTCTGTTCGTGGGTGAAGGCACAATCGAGACCGAAGTCATGCAGCGCGTGACGCTGGTAACTCGTGCGGCGCCCCCGCCTATCATCAACAACATCACGAACATTACGAACGTGACGAACGTGGTTCGTAACTCTGGTGGCGCTGGTGAAGGCAGAGGCCGGGATGCGGTCGATCCTTTGGCTCAGACGTTCAGCTTGACCGAGGGACGGCACGTTGCTGGCTTCGACTTCTGGGTTGGTGCCGTTGGTGATGACAACAAGGGCGTTCGCGTCCAGCTGTGCACCACACTAAACGGCTACCCGACCAACCAAGTGTTGGCCGAGGTGTTCGTTTCCATGGCGGGTAAGCAGGTCGGCGACTTGATCGAGGCAAGGTTCGCCTTCCCGATCTATCTCCAACCGGCTGTGGAGTTCTGCTTCGTCATCATGACGGACGATCCTGACCACGCGGTCATGATTGCTCGGCAAGGCGACGTCGATCCTGAGACCGGTCAGCTGATCTCTCAGCCGGCTTACGCCATCGGTGTGATGTTCTCTTCATCCAACCGCCTGACGTGGAACGCGCATCAGTTCGACGACATCAAGTTCCGGATGATTGGGGCGCGGTTCGATCCGCTGACGAAGGTCGAAGAGATCTGGAAGGGTACTCTTCCGCAATTCACCGACATGGTGCTGCGCGGTTCAGTCGAACGGCCGAGCCAGAACACGAACTCTCGATATGAACTTGTCCGCGCTACCGGTCAGGTCATTCCGTTGGCCGAAGGCCAGACCATCGAGTTCAACGAAATCCTCGATGAGGAGATCACCATAAGGGCGGTCATCTCGGGGACGGAGACGGAGAGCCCGATTGTTTGGCCAGGGACGACGCTGATTGTCGGGAAGATCCGAGATCAAGGTCAGTACATCTCCAGGGTTTTCCCGATCGATGGGCAGACCGAAGCTCAGGTGGTCTTCGCACAGAAGCTACCTGCTGGTTCCTCACTCACTGTCGACATGGATAAGGCGGATGACAACTGGCAGCCGCTCTCTGTGACAACGACCAGAGATCTCGGAGATGGCTGGCAAGAGCCGATCTACAAGATCACCCCTCACGACGCTCCAAACGGTGGACGAGTGCGGATTGTACTGAACGGAAGCGCCGGGTCCAGGCCGTCCATTGCGGAGCTTCGGGCCTTCGGCGTCTAAGAGGTAAGAATGGCTGATAGGCGTTCGGAACTACTGAACCTCCCGATCCCTGATGAAGAAAACCTGACGAACGCCGAGTTCGTCAGGCTCAGGGATGCTCTAATCCTGGTCGACGCCAATCTTGGCCAGGTAATCACAGATGTCGCTGGCAAAGCGGCATCTGCCCACAATCACCAGGTTGCCGATATTGACGGTCTCCGGGCTGAACTCGACCAGATCAACACAGACATTCAGTCTGTCGGCAACCTTTCCCTCAATGACCTGAGTGACGTCAACGCGGCATCTGGGCAGTCTGGGATGGTGCTGCTTAATGTGGCTGGGGATTGGCAGGCAGCGGTGCTGTCCGCAGCAAACGTTTCCCACGGCGGCGGTAGCGTCGAAGATAAATTCGGCAGCCTCGATGCGGCAATCGCAGGGAAGGCGCCTACTTCTCACACGCACACTACTGCGCAGATCAACGGGCTCGATGCTTTGCTCGCTACAAAAGCCGCAGCAGATCACACTCATACTGTTGATCAGATTGTCGGTCTCGAGTCGGAGCTACAGGGGAAGCTCGGAACCAATGACACTGCGTCGAACAGCGAGTTGCTTGGCGGTTTGAGTAGTGACCAGTTTCTTCGATCCGACGCTGGCGGGACGATTGCGGGGAACCTAGCGCTAACCGGCCACTTGTACGCGAACGGGTACCTGTACCTGAACATGGACAATTCCGGCGATGCTTGGGTGGTCTTTAAGGACGCCAACAGCGGCGGGGTTGACCGCCTCTTTGGTTGGGATGACAGCGTGAATGCCCTAGTGGGGGAAGAGAACGACGGCGGCTTCCACAAGCTAGCGCTCGTCTATGACGGTTCCTCTCACTCAGAAACCAACTTCCCGATCGGGCATTGCGTCCTGACCACCGATGGCCAAACGACCTACAAACGGAACGGTTCGTACACGGTTCGACGTGTCGATGGCGGAAACACTTTTGACTACACCGTCACTCACACAGGCAATACGGCCCTATCCGGCACTTGGCGCCATCGGGGCCGTGGGACAGGTGGTAACGGTCAGATGTATCAGAGGGTCGCGTGATGGAAATACTTGAAGTCTACGGCCTTCTCGCTCATGCCGGCACGGATCACACGATAGCGGATGCCCAGAATCTTTCTGTTGTAGCGCGTCTTCGAGTTCGTTGGCCGGAGGGGAGTGAAGAAGACATCGAATATGGCATCAACCCTCCCTCCGCCCAGCAGGTAGCGTGGCGAGAAGATCTGTTGGCACAGGCTCAAGCTGCCTACGATGAAGCCCTGAGCGCGTGGGAAACGGCATACTTGGCGGGTTCCGCGACATTGGAGGAAAAGCCTGTTTTCAACCCGCCGCAGGACCTCTCGAATGAGAACCGCGTGCGCATGGCCGTCCAGCAATGGCTTGAGGCAGACAACGAAGTCCCACAGTTCGTGCCACCCACTGCGGAAGAGCAGCGGGCGATGATGGGAACCGTTACAGCTAGGCAGCTCCGGCACGGCCTCCTTAATGTCAGCCTGGACGAGGCCGACGTTGAGGCTCTTATAGCCGCCATGCCGGATGAGGAGGAGCGAAAGCGGGCCAGTATCGATTGGCGAACAGCCAACGAATACGAGCGCTTGCATCCCCTGATGGTCCAGATCAGTGCGGCTCTCGGTCTGACGCCGGAGCAGATCGACAGCCTTTGGACGTACTACCAAACAATCTGAGGTGAATGAATGTTGGAAACGCTTTTCGCCTGGCTGCCGACTCTGCCGGTCTTCATGGTGTTCAACCGCATACGTGGTGGTGGGATGTCGAGCTTTACTGACCGTCTCCCTGGACGTGCTCTTTACTACGTGTCGGCCATCTTCGGTGCGTTGACGGCTACCGTGCTGGATCCTCTGCTTGGCGCAGTAGTTGCGCTCGGCTTCCTAATCTGGGGAGCTCCGGGTTGGGGCCTCTGGTTTGACCTCGGGCATGAAGACGCCATGCAGGCGGACGACCCGCGCAACGACGACTTGTTCGTCAAAGTGGTTGAGTTCATCGCTTTCGGCTCCGATCATATCGCCATGTTCTTGAGGCTGGGGGCATTCGTCGTCCCTTCGTTGGCGGCTTGGCAGTATCTCGAGGGCGCTTCGCCATGGATCTGCGCGGCCGCGGCCCCCTTCGGCTTGCTCGGTGTCGGGGCCTACATGCTTCGGTACCGGACAACGTGGGGCAATACGCTCTCCGAACTCCTCATCGGCCTGCTTTGGTGGGCGCTCATCCTTTTTATGGCCTTGATGCGCTGACGGCTCGCCAAACAAAACGACCCTGACACCGCCTGATGGCGGTTTTTTTGTGCCTACCTTCAGGAGAAACTGATGACTGACATCTATCTTCATGGTCTTGAGACCATCGAAAAAAACAATGGGCCTCGCCCGGTCGAGACTGTCGACACGGGCATCATTGGTCTGATCGGCACCGCCCCGGATGCCATCGCCGCTGACTGGCCGCTGAATAAGCCGGTTGCCATCTTCGGCATCAACGGAGCCGTTCAGGGCCTGGGCGAAACAGGCACGCTTCCTGACGCGATCGACGACATCTTCTCGCAGGCCGGCCGGGTTTCGCAGACGATCGTTGTCATTCGCGTGAACGAGGGCGCTGACGCCAACGCGACGTTGGCAAACATCATCGGCGATGTTACGGCGCGGACCGGCGTGCATGCGTTCCGAAACGCACCGAACGACCTCGGCCTGACACCGAAGATCCTCATCGCTCCCGGCTTCACGTCGGCCCGCCCGGTGGACGGAGTGTCCGCTATTTCCGTGGATACTGGTGGCGTGGGCTACACTTCGGTACCGACCGTGACCATCACGGGCGATGGCGCTGGCGCAACGGCAACGGCGGTCATCAACTCCGTCGATGGGACCGTGACCGAAATTGTTCTCGACAGTGCTGGCTATGGCTACACGGTCGCACCGACTGTAACCATCAGCGGTGGCGGCGCCACGGAAGATGCGACTGCGACGGCAACGTTGGGCAGCGTGGCGAACCCGGCGACGATCGAGCTTCTAAAGCTGGCGCCTTTCTTCCGGGCTGTGGTTCTCAAAGACGGCGTAGCGACCTCGTCTACGGACGCGGTGAATGACCGGAAGGATTACGACACTGACCGCCTCATGATCATCGAGCCGATGGTCAAGGTGTTCCGCGATGGCGGCGTTGTGAACACCCCGGCATCTCCGATGGTGGCGGGACTGACCGCCCGGGTGGACTACGAAGAGGGCTTCTGGGTTTCGCCTTCGAACCACGTCATCCAGGGGATCGTTGGAACGTCCCGTTCTGTCGACCACTCCATTAATGATCCGTCCGCCGAGTCGCAGTACCTCAACAAGAACGAGGTCTCCTGCGTAGTTCGGTCACCGTCTGGCGGGTTCAAACTGTGGGGCAACCGCGTGACTTCTGCCGACTCTCTTCGGAAGTTCATGTCGGTGCGTCGGTCTCACGACACGATCATCTCCTCCATCGAGCGAGCCTGTGAACCGTTCATCGACAAGCCGTTCGGCCTGCAGGTTCTCCTCGACATCGCTGAAACCGTGAACGCCGCGCTTCGGCGTTGGGAGGCGCTGGGGGCAACCCTGGGCGGCCGGGTCTGGCTGGATCCGACCTTGAACACCAAGGAGACCTGGGCGAGCGGCCATCTTTACGTGAGCTATGACGCTGAAGGCCCGGCACCGATCGAGCACATCACGTTCATGTTTAACCGGAACACCGGTTACTACGAGGACCTTTCTCAGACGGCGGCTCGTGAAATCGCCCGCATGGCCGGCTCGGCTGCGGCGAACGTCTAACCATCACTCGCTGAATTGGAGAAGCTAAAATGCGTCATATGTTGCAGGGGTTCACGATGTACCTCGACGGCGTGGACTTTGGGGCTGACACAGAGGAAGTAGATCTTCCTCTGCCGAAGCCGATGACCCAGGAATACCGAGGCGGCGCGACCGACATGGCGATGAATTTGCCAATGTCCGCCATCGAGGCACTCGAGTGTACCGTGAAGATGTCGGGCCTCAATCCGGCGATCATGGGGAAGATGGCTCAGGGCCCCGGCGTCGTGAACCGTCTCACGTTCCGCGGTGCCGTGTTGCGCGAGCAGGAAGGAGGCATCGCCACTCACATCTGCACTATCGAAGGTGCTGTCAACGCAAGCTCAAGAGATCGTTGGCAGCGCGGTGAGAAGGTGGGCCTCGAGTTCATGGTCAACGGTATCCGCTACATGCGGTACGAGGTCGACTCTTTGGTCGTTCATGAGCTGCAGGTGTTTCCGCCGAAGCGGATCGTCAATGGCGTCGATCAACTGAACGACGTCAACACGGCCCTGGGATATTAACGGCCAAGCAGGCGGGTCCATTGACCCGCCTTTTTTGTTTCAAGAAGCGAGGAAGATCATGAGCACGGCTGTCAAGGCGTTGACCGAAGACGAGATCCGCAAAATTCAGAAGAAGCAGAGCGAGCGAGAGTTTTTTCTGGATGTCCCCGACGACGAGGTTGAATTTCTCACCGAGGTTCCCGACCCGGTGACGATCCCTCTCGAGCGGCCCATGAAGTTCAAAGGCAAAGAGTACCGCGAACTCACCCTCCGGCCGATGCGCGGTGCGGACTTCGCGAAGATCGAGAAGGGCGTCAAGGCGGGCGGGTCTGAGGGACTTGTTTGCATGGCCGTGATTACAGACACGCCGTACGCCGTCGTTTCTCGCCTTGGTCCGACAGACTCGATCGAGGTTATGAAGGTGCTCCCCGATTTTTTGCCCCGCGAGTTCTTCTCCGTGGAGGTAACGGAGGAGGAGACGGAGCAGGACGAACAAGCTGGTCAGACTGGCCAGGATACGTCGCCTTCGTCTCCTCCGTCCTCGGATGGCCCCTCTCAGAATTCCGAGACATGACATTCCACGAGCTTGTGTGGACCTGGTTCCCGCAGGCTCAGGAAATGTTCCGTGTCAATCAAAACGTAAGAGCCGCCAATACGGCACAAGCGATCGCGGGGCTGTTCCATGGCAAATAAAGAAGTCCGTCTTGTCGTTCGGTTGAAGGATGCGTTTTCGAAAGACGCGAAGATCCTCATCAACTCCATCGAGAAGGTCAACAAGACCCTCAGCGTCTTCGGGCGTATCTCGGGAGTTGCCGCGAAGAACTTTTCGACGATGTCTCGAAATGTTCGCCGCGCCGCTACCGATACAACTGCCTTGGCTGGCGGGCTCGGCTTGATGCTCGGTGATGCCGGCAAGAAGGTCTACGATCTCGAGGACACCCTCAACGAGATCGTCGGTCGTCGTTTCGGCAAAGACCTGGTGATGATGTTGCAGGACGGTTCGGAGTTGGGAAAAGACCAATTCCGCAAAAGCGTTCGCGACCTCATCGCCACGATCGACAAGGAGCTGCCCAGAACGGCGCTTCAGATCGCAAAGGCATATAACCAGCTGGTTCAGGCTGGCATGAACCACGAGCAGGTCGAGGGGATCCTCCCGACCGCTGTGGAGTACGCGATTGCCGGCAACTACGGCACGGAAGAAGCTGCTGACCGCATGACCAACATCATGACGGCGATGCGGCTGCCGATGGCCACCTACGAGCAGGCCGCCGAGTCTGCGCGAAGGGTTGCCGACACGCTGGCCTACGCGGCGAACATCACAAACTCCAACATGCACGAAATGACCGAGGCATTTAAGTACGCGGCACCGATCGCGTCGGCTCTCGGCATCAATATCGAGCAGCTGGCAGGCATGTTTGCCGTGATGGCCCGCAGCGGCATCAAAGGATCGGAAGCGGGGGTGGCTCTCCGGTCGATGCTGGTGCGGTTGGTGCGGCCGACGAAAGCCGGTGTCGCTGAACTCGCCAAGGTTGGCATCAATCTCGAGGACTATCTGGCAGAGAGCGATCCAATCTCGGTCGAAGACATCAAAACGTCTCTGTCCCTTGGCGGCATCAACTTCCAGGGTGGCGACGAGGCCATCGCCAAGGCGTTGGCGGATGACATAGGGCTGGCCGAGAAGGTTCAGAGGATCACAGACCTCGTGGCCGCTCAGGTCGGAGGATCGGCGGTCGACCGAAACCTGATTGCTGAGATGCTGACGGACCAGCTCTTTGCCAATGCCGAGTCGTTGGACATCGAGCGGCTGATTGCGGACATGCAGAAGGCCAATATCCCGGCCGCCGCGTTCTTCCGCATCTTCGACGTTCGTCAGGGCGCTCGTGGCAAGACACTCTTCAATGAAGATGTGTCAGCTTTCATCGAGCAGATCACCGAAAAGGCCAAAGGGTTCTCACAAGCCTTGAGCGCAGAGCGCATGGAAGGCTTCGTGGGGTCGGTCCAGCGGTTCAATTCCGCCATCACCCGTCTCTACGTGACGATCGCTCAATCTGGTGTTCTCGACACGATCACCACGGCGCTGACAAAGGCCGTGGAACTGATCGACCGTATCGGCGAGGCCAATCCGAAGCTCCTTGAGTTCGGCACGTACGCCGCGATGGGCCTGGTTGCCGCTGTCCCCCTCGGACTGGCCGTAGCTGGACTGACGTCAATCATGGCAGCTCTCGGTTCGACTCTGGCCTTTCTGCTCACACCCCTTGGGGCGGTGGTTGCGGGCCTTGGGTACCTCGCAGTCGTGAACTTCCAACCAATCTTGACGTTCCTGAAAGGGTTCGGGCAGGGCGTGAGCGAGAACTTGGGTCCAAGGACGCAGTCTCTGATCGACCAGGTGATCGCTAAGTTCTCTGAACTCGGCGAAGTGACAAAGATGGGTGAGGCCGGCAAGGCACGTGACGGTTATTCCTGGGGTGAGTGGGTGGCCAACGGTTTGGAGGAGACGATCGTCTCCGTCGAGACCAGCTGGACACGCTTCGAGGCCGCTTGGAACAAGATCATCGCGTGGCGGAATGGTGTCGAGGCTGACATCAGGTCGGGTTTTCAATGGCTCACCGACGGGTCCTCGGACCAGTGGCTCGCTGACAAGTTCAAAGCGATCCCCGGCCTCCTGAAGGATGCGTGGGACGGCATCATGAACTCCGAAGTCGTCACCAAGTTCGGTCAGGCAGGGGCTGCGATCTGGAAAGGCCTCAGCGGCATTGCTGTCGACTTCTACAATGCGGGTGTCTCGATGGTGCAATCCATCTGGGATGGCGCAGTGGCGAAGTTCGACGAGTTCATTGCATGGCTACGGGGTATTCCGGGTCGGATCCTCGGCGCGGTTGGCAGCATCGACCTTTCCAGTGTGTTCAACATCGGCGGTACCGGTGGAACAGGCGGTCCAGGTCATTCACCCATTTCGCTAGGTGCGGGCGTCCCCGCGTCAGGCATTCCTGAGAAAACCCAGAATGTCATCAACAGCGGAGGAAACTCCGTCAGCTTCAACAACGTCTTCAACGTCGAAGGATCCGGCGACGAAGCTGTGAAGAGGATGGCTGAGTACCTGAAGGGGCAACTCGGCAGGTCCTCTCAGACGGCCTTCTCAGGAACGAAAAACTATGGAGACTACTGATGCTGATGGCATGGGGACCATTCATGTTTACGGTCCCGACCTATTCGGTCGAGGCGTTGAGCCGGTCCATTTCTCCGCGCATTGAAGCCCAGCCTGTGATCGGTGCAACGCCGCCGCTGCACCGGCTGGGGCCCACCAACGAAACCGTAACACTGTCCTCAACCTTTCACCCGATGCACCTCAATGGCGGTGGACTTGCGCAACTTGCCGGGGTGAGGGCGGCGGCATCGTCATTGGTGCCGTTTCCGTTGGTTCACATCAACGGCATCATCCCGAACGTGTTCGGCTTGTGGATCGCAAAGTCAGTCTCGGAAGATCAGACGATGTTTGACGCGGTCGGCCGCCCCCAAACGGTGACGGTTAAGCTCGAGATGACACAAGAAGGCGGGATCGGGGCGACTGCTCGAGGCATCGCTAACAGGGCGATCGCCGGGATAGGGAGCTTGTTCTAATGCCCGTCGTCGTCTTCTCCATCGAGGTCAACGGCCAGGACATCACGTCGAAGGTTGCAAGCCGTCTCCTCGACATGGTGGTCACCGATGGTATCGGCCTGAAATCGGACACTCTGCAGCTCACTCTTGATGACAAGGACGGGCAGATCCAAAGCCCGAGGACAGGGGCAAAGATACGGGCGAAAGGCGGATATCAGGACAAGCAGCGCGACTTCGGCGAGTTCGTGGTCGACAATGTCGAGTACGAGGGGTGGCCTCAAAGGATCTCCATCAGCGCCCAATCCGTTGACGCCAAGGGTAACGCGAAGGAGCGGAAGCCTAAGGGCTTTCCGAAGAAAACTCATTCCAACTACGGGAAGATCTTCGAGGAAGTCGCCAAGGATCTGAAGCTCTCTCTGTCCATGTTCTCTGACCTGAAGAGCTTGGTGTCACCTGGGGAATTTCAGGCCGAAGAGAACGGCTTGGAGTTCCTGTCGCGGATCGCAGAGAAAATCGGTGCAAGTGTCTCTGTGAAGTCCGGGCGGTTGGTTGTCGTGCCGTCAGGCAAGGGCAAGTCTTCCAGCGGGAAGGAGCTTGGCGGCATTGCCGTGGCGCCGGGGCTCAACCTGATTTCGTACAGCACGAGCCACAAAGACTCGAGCCGCTACAAGCAGGTCGAGGCCAGCTACTACGATCGCAAAAAAAATGAGCGTGTACCGATCATCTGGGACACCGGCATGGAGGGACCAAAGTACACGCTTCGGTCCCCGTTCGCGGACGAGGAGGAGGCCAAGAAGGCGGCGAAAGCCAAGGCCGACGATCTGGTTCGCGCCCAGGCGACGGCCACATTCACGATCGATGGTGATCCGTACGCTCTTGCAGAGTCTGTGGTTACCGTGAGTGGCGTCAGGCCGGGTGTCGATGGCAAATGGCGGGCCACAAGCGTGGTCCATAACTTCTCGGCCACATCACCTTACACCACCGAGCTACAGTGCGAGGTACCCACTGAATGAGCTTCCTCTCTCGGATGACGACTGGCCCGGACGGCAAGCCGGTTTACGTTTGTGCCGATGGTGACATGGTCGACGCGGTCGCCAACGCTTTCTACGGCGAGCACGGACGTAACACCGAACGCATCCTCGAACTCAATCCTGGCTTGGCCGCGAAAGGCCCCATCCTGACGGCCGGCACGCTGATCCGGATGCCAGAAGAGTCCGCGGTGATCGAAACGGCGCAACCGATTTCCCTCTGGGAATGACCTCGTGAGGTAGGTCACTCCCAGGATCTACCCCACACAGGCCCGCCTGCAGGAGCTTCCTCCCCTGCAGGCGGGTTTCTTTTTGGCATCAGGCACGGAGGCCGTGATGAAACCCATTCGCAATTGGAAAGACGTCGTGACGCGGGCATGGAGCATTCGCCTGATCATCCTCGCGGGTCTGCTTTCCGGGGTCGAGGTGGCCTTGCCCTACTTCGGCGACTTCATAGCACCAGGGCGCTTCGCGCTGCTGTCTGTCGCCGTCACTGCGGGCGCGTTTGTCGCCCGCCTCACAGCACAGAAGGATCTCGAAGATGAGTAAGCGAGCGAAAGCCGCACTGGCGTCGGGCCTTGGCCTTGTGGCGCTGACCGCCACCTACCTGACCGCACCGTGGGAAGGAACGGAGAACCGGGCGTATTGGGACCGGCTTGGAAAAGTCTGGACTGTCTGCACCGGCGAGACGAAGGGCGTCCGGAAGGGCGACTACTACACCGATGAGCAGTGCAGGGAAATGCTCTACCGCACGCTCGAGAAGGACTACCGGCGACCGCTTCAGAAATGCGTTGCCGGTTACGACCAGCTTCCTCTGAGCCTTCAGGCGGCGATGCTCGACGCGGCTTACAACGTCGGTACCGGAGCGATCTGCCGATCGACTGCAGCTCGTCGTGCCAAGGCGAAGCAGTATGCGGACGCCTGCGAAGCGCTCACATGGTTCAACAAGGCTGGTGGCAAAACCATCCGTGGTCTTGTTCTGCGCCGCGAGAATGGAGACCGCAACCGTATTGGCGAATACGAGCTTTGCATGACGGGTCTGAAATGAAACCCGGCGTCGCGGCACTTTGTATGACGAAGGAAGACTTCCGGGCACAGAACGTCCCCGGAAGTTTTTTTGTCTGTGACCCAGACAGCGATGGTGAGCAGTCCTTTTGGTGCCGCTGTCCGTGCGGCTGCGGGCATCAAGGGCCGCTCACCGTCGGTGATGGGTTCAAGCCGCGTGGCGGTCCTTCGTGGAAATGGAACGGGAGCCTGGACAAGCCGAGCCTGGAACCGTCGGTTAATCACGTAGGTCACTGGCACGGCTGGCTTCGGAACGGAGAGTGGATTTCATGCTGACTCTTGTCGAGCTGGCTCTGAAGAGCCGAACCGTTGTTGCCATCATCTCTGTGGCCGCCGTCCTAGGCGGCCTTTTCATTTGGCACAAGGTCGATAAGTCGAGCGCCGTCCGTCGGGCGGTCGTGGAATACGTCGCGAAAGTGGAGCTGACATCGGCGCGGGTGCAGATGGAAGAGCTGAAGCGGCGAAAGATGGTTGCGGAGCGGGCGAGCCGGCAGTTCCGAACCCTCATCGAACAGGCCAATGCCGACGCAGAGGCCGCAACAAAGGAGCTGGAAAAATATGCTTCGACCGTCGGTGCAGATTGCGTTGTGCAGCCTGATCTTATTGAGCGCCTGCGAAACCGTTGATGACCGCCTTCGTGCCGCTGCCGAGCAGGCAGGGGAGGTCGAGGCGACTAAGGAGCTTCCGGCCTATCCGGAAGATTGCCGGCGCACTGAGCGCTCAGGTGTGCGGCCTGGCGAGCCGCTCGATGTTGCGTTGATCCGGACCGACAACGCACTCGGCCGTGCCAACTCTCGGATAGTTCGATGTTCCGGTTGGTACGACCAGATCAAAGATGGCTACGCGGAAGACGACGGGCCCTAAACCAAAACCAAAAACGACGAGGCCATCATGAAAGACCAGCTATGGTTCATCGCTGCGACGGGCGGGGGCCTTGTCGTCTCGGTCCTTTGCTCTGACAAGCATTCGTTTGGGCTTGCTGCTGCACGGGTAGCGGCGGGCCTGTTCTGTTCAATCTTCCTGACCGACATCCTCATCGACTGGATGGATCTGGATCCCACCACCTATCGGAATGGGGTTGCGGGTTTGATGTCTATGTCTGGGTACGCGATCACTCGGTTCCTGGCCAACCTCCATGCCCGTGTGATCGTCGATCTGATCAAATCCTTTCGCGGGGTGAAGTGATGCGCATGTTCCGTTCGTTGGAGATTGGAGACCGTTCATTCGGCTGGGTGGTCTTACTGGCGTTCCTTGCCTTCCTGGTACATAAGCCAGCGGTCGAGCTGTTCGATGATGTGACAACGCCTCAGCCATGGTTCGACGTCTCGATTGACGTCTTCAAGGATCAGGAGGGCGGCTGGAACGTCAGGTACAAGCGCCAAATCAACCGAAGTGTTCGGGGTGTCTGGTCGGCCCGGGTCTTCAAGATCGGAGAGCCGAAGGGGATCCGTTGCAGCGGTAGCGAATATGCCCACTACAAGACGTACACGAGCGGAACGATCGTCATGACACTCGACGACTTTGTTGGTGACGACGATGGTTGTGACTTGCAGCCAGGTCGTTACGAGCTTTGCGCCAGCTATCTCTTGAGGAACGACGACGACAGGCAACGATCATTCGGCCCTGTCTGCACACGGTTCAACGTGGCACCTTAAAACTATGATCTTGAGTTTGACCCCGCGGCTTCGGCTGCGGGGTCTTTTTTCGTTTCTGGATCTATCCGCAGTTTCTTCGCATCGTGTCGATCAACACGAGAGACGACCTGGTACCATCACCGCTTCCGTTGGCCGTCTCGAAGGCATTGCCATTCTCGGCTTTCTGGTAGACCCGGACGAAACTGTCTTGGTTTGATCTTACCAGCGAGGATCCGACGGGCAGTCTGATCGGGCGATCGTCTTTCGCCGATGTTTTGAACTGTCCGATCGCGTCCTTCATGCAGCACCGGCAGATCTGCAAGACGTTGCCGTTGCATTTGATCTCGGCGAGTTCATCACTGTCCTCATTGCAGAGGTCGCACCTGAACTCAGTCCAAGACTTGTTGCCGATGATCGTGTCGACTGCCTTTCTCGGAGCAAAGTCCGGTAGGTTCTTCAGGATGAGGCCGATTGCCTCCTTGTCGGTATTCTCCCATTCCACACCGGAGTAAGTCTCTGCCCATGCTTCACTCACGTCTTTCGCTGTAGGGCGTTGCGTGACAGTCAGGCCCCGTTCTGTGCAGGGCGGGTGCTCGAGCAAGTCGTCCGCGTCGACGCCAGCTCGTGCCAGGATATTCAGAAAGTGGGAGCGTTTCAGGATGATGATGTCGTCTTCTCCCGCTAACGACTCTTTAATGTTTTCAACCGTATGCATTCCACCAAGGGTACTCATTAACCTACTCCACGTTGGTAGGGCGGAGATTTAACTAGGTTGTGGTGTATCGCAATAAGGTTGCATTCCAGTAATCTGGAATAAATCGGTTGTGGCTCTAGGTTATTGAAATTCGCCCTGAGAGCGTCGTTCTGGCTAAGGCCATGAAAACTCTCGTCATACCGCGCACCGATCCCTGGCCGTGCAATTTGACGACATTGTGAAACAACGACACCAAAACGACCGCAAGCCGGTACTTTTCCCCGTCATCGAGAATAAGCAGATCATCTGCGGCGTCCAAAACCTCTCGCTTAACTTGCGAGGCGATCTCTGCTTCCATCATTGCATCATCGCGTTTTCTGGCGTCCGAAGCGGTAAGGATCGCAGCCTGGTAGGCGGTGTAAAATTCACGCCGTTTTGAATACCAATCGAAGGACGTGTGGATGGAAGTCTCGAGGCGGTTGAGAACTTTGGTGCCGGATGCGCGCCCGATGTTCTCCGCAGATCGATCAAGGTTCACGCTGATGTAGGCGTCGATGATCATCTCGTTGACCGAAGACCACCGTGTCATAAGCGACCGGACAGGAATGTTGGTCGCGGTTGCGACGTCTTCCATCCTAAGGCGCCCGCCGTGCTTCTCAGCCAGCTCTATCATCGCCTTCTTTGCTAGGGCGAAATCGAACATAGAGCGGCCCAGCAAGTCGTCCAGGGAAACGTCCTCGGCATTTGCCAGCGCGATAAGCCGGCGAGATCCGATGTCTTCGGTCTCGCCGTTGAGGAATGCATAGACAGCACTCGGACTAATCCGTGCCCGACGGGACCAGTCCGCGATAGTAATCCCGCGTTGGGACGTGAAGGCGCGCAACGCCCGACGTATCTCTTCGCTGTCCATAGTGCGCCCATACGTATGAACGAAGGGCTGTGCTAGAAACTACCGGTGGTTGACAGAGAGCAAGATAATTTTAGCGATTAAATATTGTTGGCAACGAAAGTAAGCACATTGCGAACCATCGAGCGAGTCGTGGCGGTTCTCATCAGAACAACTTCGATTGTGCCACTGCCTCTGTTGGTCCCATATCCACTGTTTCAGAATTTTTCCTCACAGGGTAAGCACCTTCAAAGCTGGAGAGTTCACCTTGGGCCGGGACTCTTATCCTCACAAATGGTCGCCCTTGATATTCAGCATGGTCAATTGTGGTTGCAATCTGCGTTCTCAGAGGTTCTGACACGTCAAGTTTAGAGATTTCGGCAATCAGTCTCTTAATGTAATTTTCCAGGTCCATCTCCATTATTGCTAAGTCGTGGGAGAGACCGACAAAATATACATTGCCGATATTTATCGGCTCGGTGCCGAAGAGCTCCTGAACTCTGATAGTTGCGCTTTGTTTGTCGGCAACGCCAAGATATATATATCCATCGCTACCCGGATTGGTGTTGGCAATTGCGCATGCGGTTCGGGCCAGCTTGGCATACATTCCCTGAGCTAAGGCCGGCGTGGAACTGAGGTCGCACACCCCCAACTTGAACTCGTATCTACTGGCTTCGTATCGAGCACGGCGTAAAGAATTTTCTAGATCAACTACAAGTGCGTGCGCTGATCCGAATGCTGCCACATCCTTCTTCACGAAGAACTTTTGAATAAGTCCTGTGATCACAGCGATATTACGCTGGCGATCGGCTGTCGTCGTGTGATGCGCCGATCGTATCATGTCCTTCTGGACATCTGATAAGGCATTACGAATTGCACCAAAATCGTCGGGAAACATCCCGCTTTTGAACATCAGCTCATGGAAAGACATAAATACGGCATAGAAAGTCGTTCTTGCTGGATTGCGTGGTTGTTCGTGCACGCAATTTCGAAAAGAGAGAAATTCGCCTGTCTCAAAAACGGACCGTATTGCGCCTATAGTCGCCAAAAATTCAGCTTTGAGCCGCCCCGGACCGTAAGCATTTAGTACAGCATGGATCTCAGAAAATTCTTCAGATTTCGGGTCGAAATATGTGTCAAACACTTCTCGGCTCGCGTTCACCGGCTCGCCGTTTAACAGGGAAATTGCAAAATCAGAGACTATTTGCTCATCCAGGCTACGTGCCAAATCATTTGCAGTGATAACCCCATGCTTACACCAAAATACATCAGAGGCGTCGATGCCGTATCTCTGTCGTTCCTTTGGAGTGTTAAAGCTCACTTCTGGCATTTTATTGAGAAGCAAAACATTGGGAGAGGAGTCTCCTCGTAACTCCAGAGCGAGTTCTCTAACGAACTCGGAAAAATCTGATACCAAGCCTGCTTGGCGTTGTTCTTGGGGGCTGAGTCGGCGTCCCCCACTGTTAATCCGGCCGAATACTTCGTTTATTCGATCTTCATTACCTTCGCTGTCTATCGTTACAGCCAATTGGTACTCTAGGAATTTTGCGCATTCTTCGGGGGGGAGCCGGTCTATCTCTGCCGGATACTCCTGAAAAACACCAGCATCTCTAACGAGCGTTGCTCGAGCGAATTGGCTAACGTCAAAGCACTTACCAGACTCGTCAAGGAACTGATGTTCGATAAATGAGAAAATTGCATTTAGTCTTTGCATCCCATCGATTATTTCGAGTTTTTCAGGATCTTTATTGCTTTTAGCAAACATAAACAGCGGGACTGGTAGCTCTTTTTCCACTGAGTCCACCAGATGTCGCTTTTCAGCTTCCGACCAAACCAACTTTCTTTGATAACGGCGATTCACTGTGAGTTTTTCGTCAGAATAAAGACGATATGCTTCCTGAACGCTCATGCCGCGCGGAGTCAACGACATCAACCCAACCTCCGAGTAAGTAAATTTGAGGCGATCATGAATGCTCATGTCTATAAAGACAAGGGCACGCAATCTGCAGGAATAATCAGTGTTCTAACTGAACATTACGTTAGTAATTCGAGCCTCTCTGCTGAATAATTAAATTATTCATCTGTAAGTGCTGAGTATCGTGTTGTATCCTATGCTCGGCGAAGCGAAACGACGTTTCCATTTCCCTGCAAAACATAGTTCGCCCAGGCTTCCATCACGGGCGCACGGCGATCGAGCAGGTCGGATCTGGCATAGGATCTCTCAACCGTGGATCCGATTTTGTGGTTGAGGATCGTTTCGGCCACTTCGAATGAGCACACGTCATTGTCCTGTACCCACGTGCGAAATGCGGTGCGAAACCCGTGCGGCCGACCAGGCTCATCGACACGGTCGAGATAGACCTCGATGCCGCGAGAGGTGATGGGCTTTCCTCGTCGTCCTGGGAACATCAGCTCACGGCCTTGTTCTTCCGCCTCCCTCACGATCTCGAGAGCTGCTTCAGGCAAAGGCACGTGGAAGTCTCGAACCTTGCCCTCGCGACCCTTCACCCGCTCCTTAGGGACGATCCATATCCCGTCTTTCACCTCGGTGGTTCGTGCCATTCTGCAGCCATCGAAGCGCACCAACGTCAGGAGCATCCATTGAAGGCACCGGCCAGCGGCAGTGGAGGGGTCAAGCTTGTTCCAAAGCGCCGGCACATCGCGCCAGTCGGTTGCTTCGATGTGCGTGACCTCGTGGTTGTGGGCGCCAAGCAATCGCTCTGCTGCATCTACCGTGAACGGGTCGCAACTGATCCCGGCGTATCGGCTTTCATTGAATACGATGCGGGTACGTTGGATAGCCTTTTCAGCCGTTGGGTGTTTTTTGCGCCAGATTGGTTTGATAGCGTCCCTGATATCCATCTGGGTTATCTGGGACATGCGCTTGCGGCCGATCTTCGGGATGACATGGATATCGAGAGGGCTCCGCCATCGTCCACGGACACCGCCGCCACGAAGGCGTCCCTTAATCTGCTCGAACACAACGTCCACCATTTCAGCAAACGTCGGATCCTCTTTGTCGCGTTCCGCGATTTCTGCAAGCCGGTCTTCTTCTCGCTTCGAGATAGGGTCGATGCCTTCGGCGAGAACTGCCGCCCATTTGTCACGAGCCTCGCGAGCGGTAGCGAGTGAGATGTCGGGCCAGGTACCAAGGCCCATGTCCCGGCGTTTGCCAAGGTGGCTGTACCGAAAGTACCACGTCCCGGTCACACCCTTTTTGATCATCATCAGGCCGCCGCCGTCGTAGAGCCTGCTCTCTTTGGAGTTCTTGATCGCGGTAGCCGTAAGTTTGTTTTTCATCCCGGTTCTCTCCTGACCCCACAGCCAACCCCACAGCTAACCCCACAGGCGAGGGTGTGCTGCTATGTTGAGTCCTGAAAGGCTCTGATAAACGAGAGAGGATGAAAGTCAATCTTTTCAAGTATGTATCATCATCTGGCGTTAGGCTCTGAACAGTCTGGTAAACGTTGTCAGGTGTTTCTCGACCGCACCATCCCTTCTGGATGGTTTTGAATCTGATCTAACACTTTGAACGGCAAAGATAATTTTGCAGTTCGATAGCCGTTTTCACGGCAGTAGGTCATGCGTTCGGCAAAGGCCAGTTTTAGCACCAGTCTACGCAGGTGCAGTTGGCCAGAACGCCATAGATTCCAAGGACTTGCCAGAAAATCGCAGGTGAGTTCGATAAGCTCTTCGAAGGTGTAGAGAGGCTGTGATCCATTTTGCAGCTTATCTTCGATCAAAAGCTTCTGCGTTTCCAAAGATTCGATCTTCTTTTCATAGGCAGTGATGACTGATGGGCTCGACGCATCGACGATACGATTCAGAAAGCCATCAATCTGATTTTCCAGCTTCGTGAGTTCCCGTTTCAAGCCGTCCGTAAGCGAGCTTGCTTGAGCTTGTCTTTGCTTCCACGCGTCGGTGAACATCGCGCGAACCAGATCGAAGAGTTTCTCTCCTGGCTGGAGGTTTTGCACAATCTCTTCAAATGCGCCTTCGAGGGCAGCGCGTTTGATCGATTTGCGATAGCTCAGGCAGTCTTTTGTGTCGCACAGATAATAGGGATACTGCTTCGTCATTCCATGCGACCAGCAGGCTGTGTAGGGCTTGCCACAGTCGGCGCAAAGGACGAAACCGCGTAGAGGGAAGTCTGCGCTGATGTCTCTGCGTGTAGGGGCCTTTAAAGCCCCGTTACGGCGTTCTTGAATCTTGAACCATGTCTCAAGTGAAACCAGCCCCTCGTGCTTTCCTCTGACAAGATTCAGGTTCCAGTTTTCGTGGGTAATATGTCCCGCATAAAGTGGCTGGTCGAGAATGTCAGTCACACGCTGTTGGACGACCTGCCCCTTTTTGTTTTTTGGGTAGAGAGGATGTCCTTCGAGGAAGTGTCGGATTTCCGCCTGACTGTCGAAGCGGCCAGATGCATAGGCTTCTAGTGCTTCAGTCAAGATACTCGAAACAGGTTCGTTACGGACGAGAACCTTGCCGTGCTGCCCAGAGCGTTCATACCTAAAACCGACAGGAGCCTGAAATACCCAATAGCCGTTCATCATGCGTGCCCGCATGCGGTTGACGGTCTGCTCGCCGTTCTTCTCGCGTTGGTGCTGCGCCACGCTGGCGAGCAGGTGCTCAATGAGAAGGGAGTCTGAGTCTTCCCCGAATTCGATTGAAGGGCTTTCAAGCTTGCCGCCCGCCTGAGCGAGTAGGGCGCGGAGTTCAAGGTGTGCCTACAATCCACGCGCAAATCGGCTTATGTCATCGATGACAACCACGTGCTGTCGCTGGCTCTTGTGCTTTCGCAAGTAGGCAAGCATAGCCGTCATGGCTGGGCGCTCTAGGCTCTTGCCAGAGATATCGTCATGGAAGACCTCAACCACATCATATTTGTGGTGGGCCGCATATTCTCGGCAGCGACGTTCTTGAGAGGCGAGGCCATCGCCCTCACGCACTTGCTTGCTTCCCGATACCCGACAGTAGATCACAGCGCGTGTGGCTGTCTGGTTGGGAATAGGGGAGTGCTGGTTCATGGTGACCTCCTTTCGTCTCTCATGTGAGCTTCTATTTGTTCAGGCAAGCCATCGGGCAATAAGTTAGTGATCCGGCTTTCCGAGCTGATCCCAAAGCCCAGGTCAACGAAGCTCACTATCAGCGACCACAAGGTCTCGATGAATTCGCGCTTCTCTTCGTCCGCAAGGTCGGATTCGCTGAGGAGTTCTGCATAGAGCTCCCAATCGATAGACAAGGTGGGCATGCCTTCCTTGTCGATTTCATAGTCGTGTGGCGTGCCGGTCAATGTCTTTTTCTCCTCGGCCCTCCTGAGCCTTTTCTCGCTTGGTTTTCTCCTTTTCGTCTCTTTCATTTTGAAAGAACAATTAGAGAACATAATAGGATAAAAGTCCTATTGCTCCAAGTAAAAACGACGTAATATTCTTTCGTTTTACTGACTAGAAAACGAAAAACCCGGCAACCGCAGTCGCCGGGCCCGAGGTTCTTGCTCGTGTGTTCGCGACTACTTATTTTTGTTCACGATAGCGTCGATCTTTTCTTTGGTTTGCCACGGCAACCCATTCGTCGGGACAGTGCCGCCTTTGCGTGCGATCTCGGCGATACGGTTCTGCTGCTCTGTGCTCAAAGTCATGAACTAGTCCTCTCTGTTCATCCGTTTGACAAGATAAACATAGTGAACGAGACATTATTTGTCAACGTTTTGGACTTAAAATTTACAAATCGTTTTTCCGCCGATATGCGGTCGACTTAAGACGGCCTGCCCGTCTGAGGGTAGCCTCATCTAGATTTGACAGCTCTAGATCGACTAGTTGAGAGCGGGTAGGGAGGTGCAAATCATCCTCTGGATGTCTTTTTATCCAGGCGGCGTAAGCGTTGTAGAGCGGCATATCTAGTTCGCGCAGGAGCGGGCGGGGCAGTCGATGTTGCTGGGGGAGATCGGTAGCGACAAACTCGCCGTAATATTGCTTGATGAAATCTACGGGTGTCACCTCTCGACCTGTGGTTCGGTCGGCCCATAACGCGGGCGCTTCAGTAGGCAATTCAGCTCCATCCACTGGTGCGAGGAATTCGCTAGCGATTTCCCGAACGAAGTCATGGAACTCAGCTTCTGATGTGAATATAGATTTAGACGCTGTAGAGAACAGTTCAGATATCTGTTCTCTTATATGTTGTTTTGTTAATGCGTCTAATTTCCTTCCCAAGTCTTTATCTTCTAATATTTCTCCGATTTCTTGCAACAGTTTTGTTAATTTAATTTTGGAAAGCTCTGCAGTCGCTAGCGCCAACACCTTTGCCTTGAGCTTCAAAGGATTGATCGTTCGCGTAGCGTCTCGCATTTTTGAAGACGCACTAATATCGGGGTTTTTAATAACCCTTCCTGACGGCGATTTAATGAGCTTTGGTCGCCTACGAGCGATCATGTCCTCTATCAAAGGGCGTTTATCTTGCTCTTGATTTTCCTGGTCGGGGGAGGTGTGTTCAGGCTCTGGGGGCGCTCCAAGAAGATGCTGATTAATAACGTCGTCCAGATCGCGCGAAGAAAGTTGCTTGTCCGATAACTCATCGATTAGTGCTTCAAGCAGAGCTTTCTCTGCATCGTTACTCGAAGTTTTGCGGCCTGATGCCATCAGCTATTCCTACAGTGCCAATTCGTTCCAACGCAAATTTAGCCCTTCTGTTAGGCAATAACCAGTTTTCGATTCGACGCCCATAAGGTGGATGTCGTTCCTCATTTTGGTTACAGTTTTCACTGGGTTCGATCACACCAAGTTATGAAAACTTGTGAAATTATACAATTTTATGATATAGACCAAGATATTTTAGAGAAAATACTTCACAGTGAAAATTATATTATTAATAAAAAGGATTTAAGTGAAAAGCAGAGAGAGTTTATATTTGGAGGTTAAAGACGCGATTGAGTTGAATGATAGACAAGCTGTTGCGTATGCGCTTTTAGACTACAACGGTGAGTTGGGCGAGAAAGAGCAGGACTTAGGGTGTGTCGCGGTCAATATGTTCCGAAAAGGGCAGGCTCCACATGCAATCATCGCTCTAATGGACGCAGGATTTGATCTGTTGAGCTCAAATGCTGACGGTCGATGTCCATTAGAGGATATGGTTGAATTTTGTCGCTTTGCAAAATCTCGAAAACATGAGGCTGCTGAGGCGATACTTTTAGTTCTATCAAGGCAGTATCATCAGTTGATACGCGGAATAGAAGCCAAAGACGGTCTCCATGCGCACTATTTGACCGCCATTAAAACACGTCTGGAAAAACAAAAGGCACCGGCCCCCCGTCTCGTGTAATTGGCTTCTGGCCGAAAGTTCCAGTTTAACACAGACCTTTCTCTGAATACGGATTAAAATAATGACTTTAGTTGTGTGCCGTAAAGAGAGCGATGAATTGTATGTTCATTCAGATTCCAAAGTGATTGATACATTTGGAACTGTCTCAGAACGTAATTTACGTCAGAATGCGCCGCTATCTGGCCTGCTGAAAACTGTTATTCTTCATCCTCATATATGCCTCTCGTTTGCAGGAAACTCAGGTTTTGCAACGGAATTTCTGAAGCGTTTTTTTTCTGAAGAACTTAAGTCCTGGAATACTCCACGGCTGGTTGAAGAACTGGAACAAGTTCATAGGGATTCTGCTCAAGAATGTGAATTCATTCTATGCGAAGTTATTGCTCGTAGCCCCCGCATTACAGTCATTAAAGATGGGAATGTAACTCACGACGCGACTTCGGCATGGATTGGCAGCCAGCCAGCCTTCGCCGCGTATCAAGCGGCGTTTCATAGCTTGGAGAGCACGCGGCCGGTGAATGAGCGTATGCGTGAAGCCTTTCGAGCTGTGATAGATGACGAACAATTGTCTGAGGTCGGCCACTTCCACATTGAGTTATATCTAGAGCATCATTTTGCTGATACCGGCCTTATTGGCGGCGGTGCCGATAGCGTTTTCGTCTATGAAGTTAAGAGTGAGTGGGATACGGGCAGCCAAATCTTTCACATCGAAGCAAATGTAAAGACGGCACTGCCTTTGGGAAGTGCGACTTATGGCGCTTACGGTGTTAGCTATTTCCGTTCGCTTTCCACAAAGCGCCATGGTGTGGCGATTCATTTCCCTTATGCCAATAAAGGCATTCTCATGTGCCCTCAGTTGGATTGCGAGAGACCACTTCTCTATCCAGATTGCAGCGCTGAGGATCTGCTAGAGCTGATTTGGAAAGACCATAAAGTGCCCCTGGAGGGTGTCGCAGTCGTATCAGACACGCAGTTCCGTCACATCCGCACTACTACCCAAGATGAGGTCCATTCGGACATCTGAAAGCATTAAGTGATGATGCAAGATGTGTGCTGTTGCACAGCACATCTTGGCAAGGGGAGCCCGCTGCGCGCTCCCCGTTGCATCCCCTCCGGCTAATGGCGCTGATCAGGCATTGAGCCTGTCAGCACCAGCGAAACGGTTCGGCGTTTCATCCTGACCAACGAAGGGACGTTGGATCACCCTGATAATTGGTGATGGGGCGGCATCGAGCCTACTACTTCCATTCAAACGGATCACCGTTTGATCGCTCCTTGTTAAAGCGGCTAATTCAAGTACGCATCAAGCGTCTTGAAGTGTCCCGCTTCCCGCCATAGCTCGCGATTGCCAACAACGTAGAGCGTCTCCTTGGCGCGTGTCACCGCCACATTCAGAAGGTTGGGGCGACCGCCCGCCCACCCTCGCGCGCCTCGTTGATCGGCACGCGGTGCGCCGAGGATCATAATCACTCCTTCGGCTTCACGACCCTGTACCGTGTGAACAGTTCCAATCCGCTCATTGATCCAGCGGTTGGGTTCATCCACCCAGCCTTCCAAAATGCGTTCACGGCGGAGCAATTCACGCATACGATTCTGCACAACGACAAAAGGTGTCACGATGTATATCTCCGCCGCGCATCGATCCTGCCTCATCGCCTGAAGCAGTTTCAGCACTTCCTGCCCCTCTTGCGGGCACCATTTTTCTTGTGCGTCTCCGCGAATATCAATCCATCGCGGTGAACCCAGGACTGTCCTGATATTCGACTGTTTTTCAGCTTTCGCCTGCACCATCTGGTCTTCATAGGCGATATGGTTTGAAATACTGAACATCGGGTCGGCGCAGCGTCGATGAACCAGAAGCGGAACACCAACTTCGCGTGTACCGAACTGCGCCTCGAAGGTCGCAAAATATGAGGTCGCGCTGTCAGCCATCGTTTGTGTGGACGCTTGCGGTGCATTGTAGATTAACGGGTCAATCCCAAACTGCTTACAGATCGCTTCGGTCAACGACTCCGGCAACACCACAACGGGCTCGATCTGGATTGGATCACCAACGACGATAGCGCGTTTGGTTCGCATGATTGCGCCGACAGCCGCTTGCGGCAGCGCTTGTCCTGCTTCGTCAATCAGAAGCCAGCCCAGCTCATTCGGATGTAGCCGCCCAAACATGCGCGAGACGGATGCGAAAGTTGTCGAAACAGCCGGAACCACCAGAAAAAGCGTTGACCACATATGCGGGATTAGCGCGTCCTTCTCGGCAGAACCCAAAGATTTCGTGCCGAACCCGTCGAGCAGGATATTCAGATTATGCCTGATCGGCTTCGCGGCGGCGTCAACAAACGCCTTGTGAAGAGCCATTGCTTGTTGGAAGAGGTCCTGACGCAGCCGTGATAGCTTCTCGCTGAACCAAGGCGTAGCCGTTTGTCGCTCTCTCGAAGACTGATCGAAAAAATCATCATCGATGGGAGTACCGCCAAGCTCATTGATCAGCCGACGATACTCATTTGTTCTTTGATCAATGTACCGCCGTTTGTCGGCAATGGTATTTTCGCCGCTCCTTATGAATTCCTGAATGGCGGCAAGGGCAGCTTCTGCCTCGCGGTGTTGGTTTATCGCCTGACTGTTATTGCTTGTGGCCAGCTCAAACTGATCGCCGGCTTCATCATACGTCGCGCGCCAAATTCTGTAATTGGCGCGATCAAACAACCTTTTGAAGAAACCAGGTTTTACCGCAAGCCTTTCAGCCAACATCGCGCGTGCTGCCTCGACTTCGGACTGGCAACGAATACAGATATCCTTGGCTTGTTTAAGGCTCGTGGATGCTGTTTCTCGTTCTTCTGCTTTGTTTTCAATCTCCTCAAGGAGCAGTTCGACCACAGCCTTTTCACGTACAATATCCGCCGCTAATTCGTGTGCGGCTTGATACTCCGCAATCTCCTGTTCGACCGCTTTGTCGAGTTCTTTGAACTTCGCCACGGCTTTTCGCCACCGCCGGAGGGCCTGGTCGTGATCTTCAGGCGCATCTTCCCGAGCGACAATAATAGGAGGTCTTTGCGTTCTGTCTTCGCCTTGTCCTTCGGAGACGAGTTTTCCGCTCCCCGAAGCATGCTTGAGGTAGGTATGAAGTCCATGATCTTCATCCCACCAAAACATTTTCCGGAACTGCGCGCGGTTACCCGCATTTCCCAACACCGCTGCGATGGCGCCCCAGCTTTCCTTCTGCAAAAGCTGATCTGAAACCGTTTTGAAATAGCGAAGGTCATCAGCATCTTTTGCCACAGCGTCAATGCCAGGCAATTCGGCGCTAACATTCTCGACAGCCTTGTTGTTGGACGAGGCAACGACAATTTCGGAGCCGCGCAGTTTATCGTCCAACCGATAGAGATGGACGAACGCTTGACCTTTTTTCAGCTTCTGTCCCGAGTGCGTGAAGGCTGTTTCGGGATCGCGATAGGACGTCATAACCCGCGCCCGGTCCGTCACGATGGAGGCGATCACATCTCGCAATAACGTGGTTTTCCCGGTGCCCGGCGGACCGTTTACCGCAAGAATACCTTGTTGCTGAAGGTCATGAGAGGCAAGGTTGACCGCACATTGTTGCAAGGTAACCAAAGGGTGTCGCCCATCGCCCGGCCATGCGCCTTTGGGAAACTTTTTCGGTTCAAGAGCGAATTGAATTGCATCCGTTTCACTTAAGAGGTTGCGGCGTTCCTTCGGTCTCGATTCTCCGAGATAGAGAGACAAGTTGGACGTAAGCTTGTCTTGTCGCGCGAGACCTGTAGCCAGCGCCAAATCACCAAGAAAGAATGAGTTTAGGAGCACCGACTCCGGTGCTTCCGAATTCGTATAGTACTGAAATTGCCGGATTGCGAATGTCGGTGATTTGGTTAGTCGTCTATCGAGACCTGTTGCCTCCAACAACCACTCATACGCCTCTTCGATGTTCTCGATATTGAGTGGGAGGACATTGCCATCTTCGTCTTCGACAACCAAAAGATCATTCAGTTGTTCCAAAAGGCTGTTTTCCGCGCTGGTCCAGGCGCCAAGCCCATTGAGGTTCCCTGAAAGCGCGATGGGAACTCCCCACCCAAAACTCGAAAGGGCAAGTCCGTCCTCATCTACCGGGCGTCCATCCTTATCGACTATGACGGAAGCAAGGACCGCCTCTCCCTTGGCGGGTGGTCGCTCGATACGAGAATCCGTATAGACGGACAGCAACGAACTGACTGCGCTTTCGAGGTCAATTGTGCCGAGGATGATCTGGTAATAAAGGCGGTAATTCTTCTTACCGATATTCTGCCCTGTTTCCCAAGGCAGACCGTTTTCGAGCCATGCAACGTCCCACTTGCTTCCCCCCACAAGCTTTTCCGGCTTATCAAAACTGGCGGGAGACAAAACCTCCATCGCTGTCCAAGCTCGCAAAATCTGGGCAGTATCGTTGGTGATTTCGGTCGGAGCGGGTGCTGCTCGCTCTACCGGAATTGGCGCTGGCTTTGAAGAAATTACTTTCGACGGTGATGGTATCGGCTTAGCCGCAGCGGTGAATTGTTTATTCGGCTTCGGCTCATCGATAGGTAGACGAGGCTCCGCTTCCGGTTCAATGGTTCCGCCTTCCAAAGAACGCCTCCGCCGTATTGCGGTCTGCTTCAATTTCAACGCGCGTTGCGTCTTTCGAAATTCCAGTTCACCAACCAAATCGTCCAAAAATCGGCTGTCATTTTTCTGCTGATCAAAGAGCTTCTCAAGCTCAGCAATTCCCTTTTTTACAAAAACGCGTTTGGTCATATCTCACATCATCAATCTGCAATTTCAAAGCTCTCCGTGTCGCTGGCCAGTGCGGATGAGGACGGGTTCACTCATTCCTCGGACCCAAAAACAAACCGGCACACGATTTGGTTGTTTATACTTTAAATTGAGGTATGTTATTATACAACACATTGATAGGAAAAGTATTTTAGAATTAATGGTATTGCCGGATTTTACGAAGCCTACAACCGAAACGCTCGCAAAGAGAGCTAGCTACATCTGCTCAAATCCAATGCGTTCGAAAAGGTAGGAAGAAGACATGACCTACCAAGCGAGAACAGTACTAGATGACTGCCGCGTTGCACTGATGTTGCTGGAAGAAGATGTTGATGACGACAAATGGCGCGTACATTGGGCTGCGGCGGTAGCACTCATTAGGGCAGTAGGTCATGTTCTTCACAAAGTTGACGCGAAGCAAAATAAAGTTGCTTCTGACGTAATTCGCCAAGCTTATTCTCGCTGGCAGACCAATCGGGAAGAACACATCATTTTTCATGAATTCATAGAGAAGGAACGCAATAATCTGCTTAAGGAATATCGCAGCGAAGTTCACCCGCTAGGGGAGGTTTATATTGCAATTGAGGCAATCGCCAAACCTGTCAATGGCGGAGACGCAGTTCCCCTTCGCGAGGTCCTGTCCTTGGATGAAAATATCTACAGACCGATGGTTGAAGGGTATTTCGAAGGTAATGATGCTCGTGATGTTCTGACCGAAGCCATTGAATGGTGGGAGTCGGAACTCAATTTAATAGACGCTGACATTGCAAATGCGACTTAAAGAGAAACAAACATATTTTTTGTACTTAAATTCAGATGAAAGGAATTTCTTTGCCTATTCTTGACTTCGATAAAATCGATACATGGTATCCAAAAATACATTCAATAGCTCAATGTCTTTTTTCCCAACGGGATATCGAAGAAGCTTCGCGGATGGATTTTGAGTATATTGAAGATGCCGCTGATTATTTTGCATCGAAGCTCTCTTATTCTGAAATAACGAATATATTGATTGAAAAACTATCAGATTGTGAAGTTCGTTTTTTCCATGGAACGAGGCTAACCCCGGAGGATGCGAAGCGCATCCACGAAATCGGTCTAACTCCTCTTTTGACAAGCGAGCGCTATGAGCGGCTTGCAGCGATTTTTTCGAAGCACGAACGATGGATGCAGGTAAGCCATCGGCTGAAGCCTATTCTCGAAGAACTCGGTCCGAAGGAATTGGCTGGTGTCAGGGAAGATGGTTGCGTTCATGCTTGTCTCAGTCGCGTAGGCTTACTTCGGGGTTGTAATCACTACATCGAGTTTGGCGCTGAAGTTGACCAACATGCTGCACATCGGTTGTTTGGGGACAATTCCGGATATCAGCTTCTCAAGAGCGAAAGACAGCCCGCACTGATCCAGTTCACGAAACCATTTTCTGACGCCATTGGCGCGATGAATCCATTTGGTTTGCCGGATGATTGCTTTTCCTCATTACCAGGCACTTTCTTCACATCTTGGGCTTTCCGACTGTCAGATGCATCTTATGAACCCTCTCAGTTAAGGAGCGGTGCCGCAGCACGGTTCAAGGGGGCAATTCTCGCGAACCAGATCGAGAAGTTTGAATGGATCTCGGACAACGATTTGAGCTCGGAATCGTGATATGCGGAAGATATGGCGCGACAAGACTATCATCTGGAAAGATAGTGCTAGCTGGGTACCGCAATTGTCGCGTTGGATTAGACCGTTTCTACAGCCTCCTGGAATTCGTGGTCTAAATACGATGGGCTTTCAAGAAATCTGTGTCGACGACCCAGACTGGTTAAGTGTTTGTCAGTTGGTTCTGTCGATAGACGTAGATGAAGTAATAGCCAATCTAATGGATGACCTCTTTCATTCAAAGCTCGCCTGCTACCACGGATGCCGAACTAAAGATGCGACCCAATATTTGAAAAATGGCATCATCGCAAACGACCCCGAAGAACTCGAAAGGCGGACTCGTCAACTGGTTCTAGATGAAGATCGGTTGAAGCATCTTCGTCCACGAATCGAAGAAATCATTAGCACATTTGATGCACGAGATAGAGATACGGGACGCGTCTATTTATCTCTGGACGAGCGGGGACTGATAGATCGTGCAGGTCACTATCTCATATACGGCAGCGAATGGATGATGTGCATTTTGGGCGCAAGCGGACATGAAGCACTGCGTCAATATGGCGTTCCGACTTTTATTCATGCTGCCATCCCGCTTTCTACGCAAAGCGAAAGCGACACAGAAGAACTTGCTCGCGAAATGCTCCAAGAATGGACGCGGCAAAAAGTAAACAAACCCAACTCTGTAAGAGTACTGGATTTTTCACTAATCCTTCGATCTACGGTTCCACCGGAATGGGTTATTGGCCACTCTCACCCAACCAAAATACCAGATTGGCACTATCAAGGAGTTATGCGGCACACCGAGGACCCGACATGCCCAGCCTGCTGTAAGCAATAAAAGTCATCGAATTAAAAGATTAGCGCACTGCCCTCGATAGTGTCAGCGGAGCAACGCCGTAGGATCGGGCAATATAAGTGATGGTGTGTTGGCGTGATGCGATCTGCGAGCGGGCACATTCAATCTGTCTATCGGTCAGTTTTCTCGGTCTGCCTATATGTTTGCCGCGGGCTTTGGCTGCGCGCATGCCTGCCTTGGTGCGCTCCGAGATTTGTTCCCGTTCGAATTCCGCAAAAACGGCGAGTTGACCATAGAGCATCCTTCCCACTGCCGTAGTGGTGTCGATGCCTTGGGTGATTGCCTGGAAATCGACACCACGTTTGCAGAGATCATCCAGCATTTGCAACAGGTGGATCGTTGAGCGACCGAGCCGGTCCAGTTTCCAGACACAGAGCGTATCGCCAGGCTTGAGCGATGCGAGTAGGTCTTTCAGTCCCTTGCGGGTTCGGATTGCACCCGAGACACCGTGATCGCCGTAGATCAGATCGCATCCGGCAAGCTTCAGGGCATCGATCTGTAAATCTTCGGTCTGTTCGCGGTCGGAGACACGGACGTAACCGATTTTTCTGCCCTTGGTTTTTGTTGCTGACAGTTCCTGTCTCATCGCTGAAATCCTAGCGTTTCCAGCCGCTTGTGCAACGCGCCTGCATGCACGCGCAACCCATCAAAAGGGTTCGTTTTTGAAAGCGTTGATAGACAAGGCTTTGACGACAGACTGCGTGTCAATGAATCAAGCCCTTAGCCCAAAAGCAAGACAGAAAATCCGAATTATGATAATAAAAACAAAAGGGAAGCCTTTTGATAGGTCGGCTCCGGCGATGGTCAGTTCATTGATCGGAGACTTATCATGCGTCATGGAATTCTTACCCTTTTAACCGCCAGTGCCGTGACGGTCGGGCTTGCAGCCTGCAACACCACGACATCAGGCAGTGCCGGTAACGGATCAGCAGAACAAGCTTCAACCAGCACACAGACGACCGCCAAGCGTGTGCGTTTGTCGCGCGCTGAAATCTTGAGCCTTTATACTGGCAAGACCACGCGCGCATCGGACCACTCCATAGCCTATAAGCCAGACGGAACGTGGGTGAGCGATAGCGGTGCCACAGGTCGTTGGTCCGTCACGTCCAATGGAACGCTGGTCTTGATGGGCGGACTCAATCTGCGTTTACAGGTGTTCCGCGAGGGGAACCGCTTCTATCACCGCAATGCCCGCTCGGGCGCTGGCGGTTACTACACTCTCGGATAAGAAGGACAGCACAATGCGCATGACAATGCAGTGGGCGGTAGTCCTATCCTTCCTGATGGTGACTTGCGGGAACGCAGGAGCGGAGGAGTTTGCATCCTCCTTTGCGGGTCTCGGCTTCGATGTTGACGGTGTCCGCCTTGATCTGCCTGCCGAAGACAGTCTCAAAGGCATTGACCCGAAGTACCGTCTCAAGATCGGCAAATGGCGTGATAGCCAAGGCAATACCGTCCGCGAGGATATCGGACAGCAGAATTACACGAAGGGCAATATCAGGGACGTTCGGGAAGAAGTCTCGATATCGGTCACGCCGTGGCATACGGGCAATTTGATTGAGCGGCTTATTCGGAAAGTGGCGATCAAGTCCGAAGCGAAGATGCCGACGATTGATGACTTCGTGGCGGCGACGAAATCCAAATACGGTGAGCCCGCCCAGACCCTCAATAAGGGTATCGGTGGGCTGAGGGCTGTCCAACTCGTGTACTTCGTAAAAGACGGCAAGGTTGCCAATGTCCCTTGCTTTGATCCCGAAGAGAGATGGAACCAAATCCGTGCGTCTGATGCTGAGCGGATCACGACCATTCAGAGGCATTTGGACAGTGTGAACAGCAGCCATTGTGATGCGGTGCTATCCATCTTTTATACGGGCTATTTCCGCAATCCCGAACGGATCTCACATTACGGTGCCTATGCCCGTGATTTCCGATTGGAGTTCGAGAGCTTTCTGGCGGATGTCAAACAAAAGCAGTCCGCGACCGAAGCACGGCAAGCCGCAACGCCGAAAGTTGCCCCCGAACTGTAACAAGTCCCATAGAGGATTTTATAAGGCTCCGTTCCCTTGGAACGGGGTCTTTTTTGTTTGTGACGGGGAAGCCTAAGAGGCTCTGCCTCTTATCTCCCCAAAAGGGCAATAAACACCGACCGTGGCTCATTGCATTGCGCCCGCACCACTCGGCGTTGATTACCCTTTTCCCCTCCCATCTCCGTCCTCGACCGGAAGGCAAGGCTGCAGGCAGCCAAGCTTATTTTTTTGTCGGAGGTTCGGTGTAAGGACGCCTTCCGAAGTGTTGGGATTGAGCACCAGAGTAAAAGAATCAAATGGCTGTGGTTGCGGTTGTATGTGGCTCCAATCAAACTGCATGGGCTTGCTATATTGGATAGGATAATAGCCTCCATCAGGTTTTGATAGTTGTGATGTCCAGCTTATGTTCAGTTCGCCAAGCTGAGCGCTGCTGGATTGTATTTCATCAGATGGTAGCCAAATCTGGAAGCAGAACGACCCTGCTACAAAAATAAAATTGTGCCTGGGATATGGTTGAATGCGTTTTTACAACGCAGCAATACCCCAGCGAGCGTCGGTGGTGCATTGCCGATGAAGGCGTATGAAAAACCAACTCTCGCAGTTCCAGGGTAGGGATTTACATCGGGAGACTGAAGACTTGCGATCACGTTTCGAAAAAGTAGAAGTTCATTCGCGGGTAAAAGGGAGATTCCCATTTTTGTCAGCGCTTTATATGCGTAAAGTGGCTTGAATTTATCGCCTTCAACAGGAAATTGGATGTGTAGTTCACCCGTGGTGAGATTTTTTTTAGTACATCATCGAGTTCAGCAATTGCTTTGATGCTGATTTGTCTGCCGCCATTATCGCGGTCATGTTTGATTTGAAAAGGTGAACGGCTTCTTCCCGTTTGTCTGATCCCGTTTCTGCCAGAAACGCCTCCAAGCGTAAGAAATGGTCCAACTGCTTTTATTAGGGCGTCTTCGTAGATAGAAAATTTTCCATTACACGTAATGCATTCATCAAGAGAAAATAGACTATTGTTTCCCAATCCGGCTGGAAAGGTATGTGCGTTTTTCTTTTTGCCAAAGGCCTTCTGATCATGTGCGCCACAATAGCGACAAGACTTTCTCTCGCCGAGAAAGCGCGCTGGCTGTTCTGGTGTGACTAATTCTTGAACTAGTAAATCAAACATGTGTCTCTCCGCTGGAGATTACTAGGACTAAATGATCTTAAGCCAATCGGGCAACGGGTGATTGTTTTTCTGACGCTCCGTCATATCCCAATACAGCCATTCCATCAGGTTCTCCGATAGGGTCTTATGATCGCGGTACATGTCGCATTTCTTGATCCATGCTTCCATATCCTCGCCCTGATCACTCGCGACCCAATCGACGTAACGCCAATAGCTGGTGGGTAAAACAACGCGCTCTTCAACGTCGAAAGCGTTTTTTACCATCCGCCCTTCGGACTCGGTTCCACTTAGTTTGGGTTGTTGGTCTAGGTATTTTTCGAAATTATATTGATCCATAAAGCAGAATAGCAGGACGATGGCTCGCCCTGCTATTTGAACATATTCCTAAATCTGTCTACCGCTCGTGCCATTGATCTTTATCGGGCGATTGCGTGACAAGTGGCTTGAACTCCCGCCCAGGCGGGTCAAAAACCTCTCGGACCTTTTCAACGGCTTGCATGTCACGCGCATTTTTGGGCTCGACATTCCAGCCACGGTCGAAGTTCGCAACAGGGGTTTTGTCCCGATACATCACCAGACGCTCGATCTTGCCGTTTTCCAGATTGCGTTCGGACGGCAGGTCCGAGAGTTTCACTGAAAACAGATAGCCCCGCATGGTGACGATCCCGCCATGCGTCCAGCCTTCGTGCTCGGGATGATCTTTCATCAGATCAGGCATGGCCTTCTGGCTTTCGGGTGTCGTGAGACCAACCTTGGTTCCACTTGTACCGCGAGGCGCAGTGTTGCGCGTGCCTCCTGGCGCGTATTGCGGTGGCTTGGGAGCATGGCCCGTGTCGCCCTTATCATGGATGTTATCCAGCTTCTGCGCCTGTTCGCTCTCTTCTTTGGCTTTGTTTGCCACGCCGTCATTGAACGGCTTTTTCGGGTGATCGGTCATGTGTTCGGTCCTCTCAATAGCCCCGCAATGGTCGTGTGATTGTCTTTGCCGTTCAGATCTTCGGGATAGCGGGGCGGATAGCGCAGATCGAAGAGGCCATGGATGGCGTTGGTGATGCCCCGCCTTGCAAAGAAGCGCACCAAATCCATTGACCCGTCGGTTTCACGGATAGCGGTGTCATCAAGGGCAATAGGCAGGCCGCCAAGTCGGGCGGCACGGCACAAGGTGGGAAGATCGAGTTCGATGTTCAGGATTTCACGGTGATCGTGTTGACGCAT